TAAACTTCTTTATTTAAATTAATATTTTCCATTTAGAATGTTACTACTCTACCTTTAATATCAGTTGAAGGGGTCTTTACTTCAAATATCATAGGATCCAATGATGGATAAATTACTCGATCTCGTGTGGCCTGTTCAACATCATATGAGTATTGTGAATATCCTAATGAAACTCCTGCTTTGTTTGTAATTTCTACTTTTTTAACAGTTTGAACACCCTCTATTCTATCTAATAAAAGTTCTATATCTTTTAAAAGAATGGGTTGATTAATTTGCCAATCATCTATATTAAAGTAAGATATTAAACCATTAATACAATTTCTTAATACCTCGTTTGAATTAAAATTAGGACGAACTGTGACTTCAAAATCAACTCCAATATTAATTACAAAAGCATCTTTAATATTTATAGTATCTCCTATTACTCTATATTGGGAAAGATAGTTTGATAAATTTTGTTTTAGTGTTGATGAGGGTGACGATAAATTCTTGTTTATATCGTAAGATAAAACGTATAAATCGAGTGTCGAAGGGGTTTCACCGGGGGTGGTGTTTTGCAATTTAGTTTTTTCTATAAACGCTTTAGAAATTACCCCAAATCTAGAAGGTAATGATAATGCTCTAATCAGATAATCATCAGTTGTTACACTACGTAATTGTGAACCCTGGGTGGAAATGATATTTTGTCTTAGTTCTTCTAATGAATCTCCGTCTTGACCACCCTTAGCTGCTCTAGGGTTAGTTACAGCTAAAGAAGCTACGGTTTCACTCGCTAATGTACCATCTAACCCAGTATTATTTAAAGTAGCTGTAGAAGATAAAGTTGTTAAATCATTTGAAGGTACATTAGATACAACCCCCCCTCCTGTCAAATACCTTACTGTTAAGGTAGTATTTGAAGGAGCGATACCATAGGTATTTGTAAATAAAAAGTTTGTAGGAGAATATGCTGTAGTAAGTTTATTTTGCTCAAATGGTAAACCTAACCCTACATTATCAGGATTAGGAGTAATATCTTCTTCATTATCAGTTGCTGTACCAGCACCAAATTGAATTTGAGTTTGGGTAGGAGATATTACTCTAGCTATAAATCTTCTAGGGACTTGTTTTACTTTAAGTAAGAATGGAGTATCGTTATTATTAAAAGTATTAGGATCGTTTGTGTTAGTGTTTTTAATTGAATCAAATACAACATCTTGCCCTAATGTATCTACCTCAGAATATTTGTTTCCATCTGAATCTGTAATATCTAGGATTCCTATAATATTACTATCATTAATATCTAAAGTTAAAAATTGAGTTGGATTTCCAATTGAAAAAGTAGTTGTGTTAATTGTTGCAGAAATCGCCTTACGAGTTTTCTTTAACAAATATTGGGAAGGAATGTTTCCGGTTTGTCTATAAACTGTAACTTCAGTAGGATCTTGAGAAGATGAAACTGAAAAATCAATTGGATCTTCAACTAAAAATTTAACATTATTGTTAGAAACTGAAGTAATTTGTGCATTTTCAGCTATACTTAAAGTATAAGTGTAATCCGGTTCTCCATTAACTGAAGGGACTGTTTGAAAAAAATCAATATCAGCAGTAGCAACCCCAGTTACTTTAGGTTTATAACCAAACATATAAGCTAACTCAAATAAATTATTTGATTGTTTAGCTAATTGAACGTAATTTTCTTGAATTTGATTATCTAAATAAAATGACATTACATCACCCACATAAGAAGCCATCTCCATAAATACCATTCCTGGGGATGAGGGTGAAAAATCATTAAATGTATTAGGAAAATATGTTTTAGAAAAATTAACTAGGGAATTTCTGAAAGAGTTGAAATCCCTGTTTAAATATTTTATATCTCTTTTTAATTCTGCCATTTTAAGTAAATGCTATTTCGACTTCATCTGTAATACCTGTATCAATTACATCATATGTAAATTTAACAGTAATTTCATTTCGATCAGGGTTAGACAAAACTTCAAGAGAACCTACTCTTACACTTGGGAAAAATTGACTTATCTTAGAAGAAATATCTTCTTTTAAAAAATCTAAATTATCATTTGCTATTTGCTCAAAAATAAAAGCTCTAATACCACCACCAAATGTTGGGTTTAAGTATCTTTCTCCGGGGTTTGTAAGGAAAAAATTAACAAGGTTATTTCTAATTGCATCTTTAGTTAAAAAAGTACTTCTAAATACCGCAGGAGCACTAAAAGGTAAATCTACCCCAATAGCTTGCCTTGGCTTAGTATCAATGGGAAATATTTTTTTAGCGTTAAATGCCATTATTTCTTAGGAGTCATTATACCAGCAATCTGATCTAAATTGACCTCACCCGGAGGTAATGATGCATTCTCTCCCATCGTCATTTGTGGTGAAATTGGTCGGTATGCTGGTTGGACTTGAGTGTTTTGAGTGTTAAAATTCATTTCTCCATTCATCATTTGGGAGTATTGTTGTCTAAATGAATCTCTCATTTGGGGAGAGGGTGGTGGTGGAGGTGGTGTAGGAGAAACAGCTTCTTGTATTGGGTGTGAAGTAGATGGTAAAGTTTTAGAGGTTAAGGCTTCCATTAGTAAACCTTTAATTTCCTCTTGAAATACTTCTCTTACAGTTTCTTTAATAAGTGTTTTTAATTGTGATACTCGCATGTTTATAAATATTTGGTTAGTAGGTTTTTATAACGTTTTATTTTCTTTGGATAATAAAGTTTGTAATTGGGTTTTTTTAATTCTTAATTTAGAAGCTAAAATAGGACCTGTAGCACTTAAACTAGCTATAGGAGTTCCTGGGGCTATTCCTACAGCGGGGGTTATACCTGTGTTTGTAAATTCAAGTAAATCCTCTATAAATCCCTCTAAAAAGTCTGTTAATTCATTTCCTAACACTAAGGGTTCTTCAGCATCAACCCCTAATTGCACCCCCTTAGAATTTAAAATAATATTTTTATTTGAATCTAAATTAATAGATCCTGCGGCATTTATATTAACTGATTTATCTGCTGATAAAAGTATATGATCGTTTTTAGCATTGAATACTAATCGTCCTGAATTTAGTATAACTTGAGAGTTTGAATATTGATCTTGTTTTTCGGGGGTATCACTTGAATTTGAATCCTTATACGAACCAAACTCCGAATTTGTTTCTAATGGTAATTTTTGGGTAGAAGTAAGGTAAATAGAAGATTGGTCTTTATTAACATCTTCAGGGATAGGGATAAATCCTTTATCATCTGCATCTACGTTTTGACCATTCCTAAAAATAGTTATAGGGTCTCCATCTTGTCCCGTAGAAGACCAACTATTAGATGCTCCTTTTACAGTAGAACCTAATCGAATTGAATTACCCCATCTACCTTCCTTAATTACATCTCCAATAAAGGGTTGTAAAGGATGAATATTTTCACGCTCTACAAACTGACCCTCAAAATTCCCAGAGAAAAAATCAGCTTCTCCACTCTCATTTACAATATTAAACGAACCTGCTTCGGCTTGATTATAAGATTTTCTATCAGAGGATGCTCTTGAATCTTGAGGAGCAGGTAAAGCATTATGGTGTGGATGGTTCCAAATGTTTACTACTGTAATATAATATAAGATTGTATTATCTACGTCCTCTTGGGTGGAAGTTGTAGGTAATCCTTTAACTAAATAAACAATCTCATTAGGTACAGGAAAATGTTTCTCGTTAATAAATAAAGGACGAGCTACTTTAACATCCCCTTTATTTGATTTTCCAGTTGGGATTGTAATATCCGCAAATTCAATAGTACCAATAGCAGCATACGCCCCTAATTCCTCAAATCTGGGGTGGGTTTGGTCTAATACTATATCTTTAACACGGACAGCGTTATTACGGATCTGATTTAAGTCTAGGTTTAAATTAGACAGAAAATTTCCCTGTTGAGATCTATTTAAATTAGAGTTAAGGGAAGAAAACCCGTATTTAGCCATTCTGTTGTCCTAGTTTTTCTATTTCCTCTAAAAGTTGTGCTTTTTCTTCGTCAGAAATACCTAAAGAATCAGATTCTGTTTGGTTTTGTAAGGCACGTTGAGCTAAAGTTAACATTTTAACTAAAATATCATCGTTTTTAATTCCTAACTCCATGTACTCCTTAATTAGGGGTACAATTAAAGTAGCATCCCCAATTTCTTGGATTAGGGGTTTTAATTCTCCGATTAAAGCTGAAATTTGGTTATCTTTTTTCTTTTGATTTTGATAAACTTCTTCCAACAAATCAGAGAATTTCTTTTTCCCAAATATAGTCTTATCAAATTGGCTCATATTTATAAATATTGCTTCTGAGGGAAGTCAATATATCCATTACTAAGGTAAAAAAGGTAATTAGGTTGAAATATCTCGTCATACATAATACGAGCTACTTTAGTAATTTTAGGGGTAGGTACGTCAACCATTTCCCTAATATAAATGTATAAGGCCTTTTTATTAAAAATGTTAATATTTTCCCTTTGACGGAATATCTCTAAAATTGCATCTGCTATTTGAGCATCTTCAAAATTAGGAAAAATTTCATATAAATAATGGGTATGATAATCTATAAATTCATCCATATACTTAGATAATTTTTCTGAGTAATATGGGTCTCCACCTGTAGGAGAATTTTCTATAGTATAAGAAAACTTATCGTACTTGTCTACTTCTTCTACTTGTGTTTTTTCTACCTTCTTTTTATAGACTTTTTGGTTGCTTAAGATAAGATATCTTTTAGCTATAGTTCCAAAGTAAGAATAGGCTTTAGCCCCCCTTGTAGGATCGAATTTATGAATTTTGGAGAGCAAAAAGGTAATTACCTCGTGTTGTAGGTGCTCTAATTCGTCTACCTCAGTGTGGTAGAATTTGTAGGTGTGGATTATATTTTCTGTAAGTTTGAAAAAAGGATAATGTATTCTTCTTTCATATAATCGGGATCTTACATCGGAATCATCACAATTATTATATTCTACTATAGCATCTTCTGTGTCTTGTGTAAAATAATTATTTGATGACTTTTTCTTTCGAGTCTTTTTTGCCATAATCTAGTTCATATCGTTTTAGTAGGTCATTTAACATTTTTACCCTTTCAAAAAAGAAACCTACTTCATCATCCGAAGAAAAAGACTGCTTCTTATCTAATTCTTGAATGCGTTCATCTATAAACGTAATGACAGAGGATACCTCCTCCAAGTAATTTTGCTGGGATGTGCTCCAATCCTCGTATTTTTCTATTTTTCTCATTAGATTGAATGTAGTAAACCCGAGGACTAATGATAATATTACGGAACCAATTGCTAAATAAATCATAGATTTTTAAGTAAATTTGATAGATTTTCTGATTTTACGGATGATAGTGCTTTATCCTTTGGTGATTTTTTCTTAAGTTCAAAAGCATCATTTGTTTTTTGCTGGGTGGTGAATTTAGGTAACCATTCTTTTTCAAATTCTACTCTAGCTGCCAGCAAATCTGCTTGGTGGAGAATATAGATAATTGATGAGCGTGGTTTTGTTTCAGGCATAAATGATTTCAAATATGCTTCGTTCGAGACATCATATAAACCATCGTGTGATTTAATGGCTAACCACTCATTTTGTGAAATTTCAATCCCAGCTTGGGTTAACAAGAAAATAGAACGATCAGGAACAGACATAAATGCAATCTCTTTATTAAAAGAATACATTTCCCCTAGGTTTTTCTTACGCCATTCATCTGTAGAAGGAATATGTGCGTACTTTTCCCCATCCCCCATCTTCCCTAGGTCGTGGTTGATTGCAGAAAAGATAAGTTCTTCAACAGTAAACGTTGACCTATCCATCTCCATTTCAGCCCACACATCATAGAGTTTTAACGATGCTTCAACCACTCTATTAACGTGGTCAATGTATCCTCCGGGAAATGCGTTGTGATATGCTTTCTTGTGAGAAGCAGGCATCAATACTAGATGATCCTGATGTTTGAGGTAGAATTGTTTTAGTTTTTCTTTCCTCTCCTCTCCTGTTCTATCAACATAACTCAAAAATGTTTCCCAATTCTCAAGAATCTTTTCTTCTGATAACATAATTTTATTATTTGTATCCAAAGGTACGAGAGGGGTTTTATCCCTCCAAACCTAAGTTAATCTGATCTAAAACTTCTTTGATTATGATACATTTTTCAAATTCTTCTTTACCCTCAAAATAAAGTAAAGTATTTGAAAGAGCGCGTTGAGTGAATATATCTGCGCACATTTGTATATGTTCATGTTGATCTGATGATGTATCTAATTCTTTAAGCATGTTATATGCGCGATTATACACCATATATTCGCCGGCCTCTTGAACGTTATCGCTGTCGGCGTTAAAATCAGGAAACGTGTTTATAAGCTTGATTGCAAAACTCTCGAGATTTAGCACCATTTTTTTAAACATACCCAAAATATAAACTGGGTGTTTAGAGTAATCGAGGGCGACTTCCTCTTGTGAGGAAGATCCTGATTCAAATACGCTAAATATTTTTTCGGGGGATATCATTCGTCAGATGGAAACCAATCATCACTAAGTTTCTCCACAGTCTCAAAATTACTTCCTTCATCAGGCTCAACTCCTAAGTTCGCAATGATTGCCCACCTATTCTCATTAGGATGCTGTAGTGGGTTCGCCCAATTATTTGTTATATGCCCCTTATAATGTTTTACCTCATTAACTTTGTCATTGTAGGCAGTCACCCCATCAAATGTTCCTATATACCACATATTAAAAAATACTAAAGTGAGTGTTGATGTTTGTTTCAATGCCCGTGCGGTTGGCTGATTGGTCGGAATTGAAGATGATAATCTCTTGAACAAGTCCATCAATGGTGCGGCTGCTTCCCGCTTGACCCAATGATGACGGGTTGAAACTATCATTCGTTGCTATGGTCTGCTCCGTTCCTTTCTCCGTTCCATTTTGATATACCGACAAGCCTTTGGATGCGTCTGCCTCAAAGGTGAAAAGTTGTTGAGTGTTGCGGTGACTATCTATGGTGAATGAATAAGATACATTGCTGACATACATCCTTGCCGTTGTTGTGTACATACGTATCCGAGTTTGACCCGAATCACCATACAATAAATAATCCTCCAATGTGGTGCGTGTACTCTTGTACACCGCATTGATGAACCAACTATTGTCACCGAGATTCAACTCTGTAAAGTTCAACGCATAGGGATTCCCATCAAACTCAACTGCCGCCTTTCCGTTCTCGGTTACCAATGCCCCCGCACTCACTACAAGTGGCTGCTGCGTTTCGGTCGCGTTGGTCGCATCGTTGCCGTTGCCCGTTTGGTCATACCAAATTGTCACAAAGCCATTGTCTGAACCTCCCGTTCCCACAAAGGCAAGTAGTGCTGTAGTATCAAGTTCATTTGAGGTATTAAAGCCGATATCTTGCTCGGCGTCATCACTACTTCTACGTACTCGTAGGGATGAGGTTGCATCAGCTCTAAGTTGCCGTACTGAATACCCAACCGCTGCCGTAAAGGTATCAAGCAAACCTGTGAAACTAGCTACATCTAATCCAATATTCCCTGTAGCTCTCAACAACACTCTCCCAGCAGGAATATTCACTGAGGGGGTAAAAGTAAATGAAGAACCTGGGGAAGTTACAATTGCTGCATGATATCCTGCACCATCAATTACTGCTCCGGTTGAAGCAGTAAGAGAGGTAAAGGTAGCTCCTGATAAAGATTTAGTAGGTTCGTTAGGATTATTTATTAAATCCGTTTCAAAAACTACATATGCATTTCCCGATTGGGAAAATGGGGTAATTGTGGTCCCTGAACCCGAAGTAAATTCAATAGAAGCTGTTCCATTTGGGAATAAGTCACCTGGTTGGAGGAGAGCCATAAATATTTTTATTATAAATATATGGCTTATCCAATTTTATAGGCGTCCTTTAGGTTTTCTCTAATGAGGATTTCGGCATTAAAATCTATTGCTTTACCTTCTTCTTGTTGTTTATATGCGGCTGCAAATTGACCTTGCAATACTATCTCGTATTTATCATTTTTGTTTAATATAGAAAATCTAATCACCATACAAAACGCAGATGGTAGCTTAACCGATATAACATCTACTACTTTATCCTCATATCTTCGTACCTTATTTTGGGCATAAGCTAAAATATTTGAATAAATCCTATGTGGCAAGGATGAACCTTTAATCGTGAACTGTTCCATGTTTGGTTTTTATTTAATTATTAGGGGTTATACTCTACATTAAAAAACTCGTAATTATTTTTAACTACTTCAACTCCTTCCTCGGATATTGCTTCATCTTCATCTGCATAAATAGCTGCTACAGGGCATTCAGATATACACATTCCACAATCTATACATTCCTCGGGATTAATAAACATTGAGTCTTCGGCTTCTTGTATACAATCATCAATGGGGCAAACTTCTATACATACCCCATCTTTAACTCCAATACATTTTTTACCTATTATATGACTCAATTTTTATTTACTTAGAAGGATTATACATTGTGTATTTAACTGTTAATTCTTCTCCGGGTTGGATATCAGCTAGAGTGGTTAAATATTTTGTATCCCCATCTTTTTTAATTTTACAATTTGGGGTCTCACTATGGTTGATAAATCCACCTAAAGGGGTTCTTACTAAAGCATATTTTTCGGTTTGAATATGAGTAATTCCTAAATAAACTCCTTTAGAAATTTCTTCTTTAGCAAATAATCCAATACCTTCAATTGTGGATTTATCAATTGTTAAGCAATCTGGTAATGGTCTATACATTTTGTTTTATTTTAGTACACCTGACAGGAATCGAACCTGTAACCGTCTGCTTAGAAGGCAGATGCTCTATCCAATTGAGCTACAGGTGCTTAGTACTCGGGGCCGGGATCGAACCGGCACGGCCGCGATGGCCAAGGGATTTTAAGTCCCTCGTGTCTACCTATTTCACCACCCGAGCATTTTTAATTTATTCTTCCTCGTAAATAGTTCCAATAGCCTTATTTACTTTTTCTCTTTCTATTCTCAATTTTTCCCATTGTTCTTCGGGTGAAATTCTTTCTGGGTTACCTGGGTGGTATTCCCAAATATTTTCCATTTGGTTTTGGATAGAGATCAAACGGTTGATCAATTGTGTCTTAAGATCGTCATGTGGGTTCACAAATAATTTTTTTATGGTTTTTATCATGCTTTTATAAAGTTTTGTCCTAGTGTTTCTATAGTTTCTTTTATAACTTCAAAATCTTCATTAAAAAATTCTCTATCGTTATTTATTCTGGAATGGTTAAGTTTTTTATGTACTTGTTGTTCTAAAGCCATTCCATCAAAACATTTAAAAGCCCATTTTACAGTGAATGGAGTTGGAACACCCGATGAACGAGATACTTGTTTTGCTCTTTTTTCAGGTCCAACACCATCTTTTGTAAAACCTATTTTATAAAGTCCGGGCATAGCATTATTTTCTAACACATATACCCAATGTGTACCCTCAGCAGATAGACCATTAAATCTATTACGTTTAGTTCCTGTGAAATATTTTACAGATTCCCATTCATTCTCTTCAGGAGTAAAAGTATAATACTTGCAATCAGAAAAACTAACTCCTTCTTGTTCCCCTAGGGGTATGTAATTTAATGACTCTTCCCAAGAAATACACTTCATAACTTTTTATACTTTATTTATTCTGTGATATAATTTAGAGAATCTGTTAGAATAGCATTAACAACATCTCTAATTTCTTCGTATTGATCCGAATCAACCCATACAAATTCAGTAAGAGCATCAGTGATTTGATCAGGTAGAGTTTCAAAAGAATCTTCTATACGTTCTTTAATATCGAGGTATTCCTCGCAGGTACATTCGTTATCCATGATTAAAAGGTTTATTGATAAATATTAAGATCTAGCTTTATCAACCTCTGCCAACACATAGAAGTAGTTCAATACTCCAACTAGAAAACCTAAACCAAAAGAATCAACTCCGACCATATCCAACCCTACAAATGTAGCAAGGAGAACTAAATTAATACGAAGAGCAGCTTTGGTTTGGGGTGTGAAACGAATACGCATAACTTTTATTTTTTATTATTATACCGAAATATACGAAAGATCTCCGGTGAATCCAAACTTAATTACAGGAATTTAGTGAATATTCTACTGTGTGGTAGGGCACATATGTTTCCTTCATAAATGTTATCTGAACATTATTTGAATCGTTATAGTATATTTGTTTGTATCTACCAATTCCTTTTTGCTCATTAAGATAGTTTACATAACATTCTTTAAATGAGTTCATATTGGTGATAGGTTCATCCACTATAAATTGATGTCCACCCCATTCTGCTCTACCTAATCTATCTACAGTGTATATAGCTGAAAAGTCGTATTTGTAATTTACGTCGGTTGCCGTACACCCTATCATAAGTGGAATCAATAAGAGTATTTTATTCATCTTTATTTTGTTCTTGGATTTTAACAACAACATATAGGAGGATCATATAACCAATCAAATCTTTAAGAGTATCTTCTGTTTGGTCATTGAATCCTTTATTTGCTATACGTGCTTCCTTATCGGCCATACGCGCAAGTATGGATTCTATAGGAGGAATGCGTATACCAAACTTATCTATGGGTTTAAACACAGAATGCCCGTATGCTGTATTCTTCTCTATGAGTAAATCACGAACCTCATCACAGGTTTCTTTAATTAATTTAGTATAGTCCATTTTATGGTGTTATTTTATCTACTCTCTTTTGGTGTCTTCCTCCTTCAAACTCAGTATTCAAAAAAGACTTTACAATATCTAAACCTTCTGCCAAGGATACAAACCTAGCTGGGAGGGCTAATATATTGGCATCATTATGTTGGCGAGCTAGTTCTGCTATTTCGGGATTCCAACACAAAGCCGACCTTAAATTAGGCCATTTATTTACAGACATATTAATCCCATTCCCAGACCCACAAATAACAATTCCCAAATCGGAATATTTGTAGTAAATAGATCTAGCAACCTTATGCCCAAAATCAGGATAATCAACACTTTCTGAAGAGTTAGTTCCAAAGTCTCCAACTTCATATCCCTCTTTTTGGAGATATCCAATAATAAATTCTTTTAAATCAGGTGAAGCATGGTCACCTCCTATAGCTATTTTCATATTTTTATTATTTTTCAACATAAATTCTTAAACCCACACCACATTTTCCATATCTTGAATGTTTTGAATAGGTTTTAATTCCGTTTTTATCATAGGTAATGTCCTTTTCCCAAAATCCGGCTGATGTTTCCCATCCTGTAATTCGATTTTGGGAGTCATACTCTGCGATTCTCCAATACCCATCAGAGGTTTCATGTCTGATTAAATTACCTCGTTCATCATACTCATCTTTCCACCAAGTTTTTCCATGTTTGTGATATATAACCCTCCCACTATCATCAAAAATTTCTTCTGTTAATAGCTTCATTAGTTTAGTTTAAAACTTTAGCACTGCTTCATACCACCCTTGTAATCTACGTATATACTCTCGATAATATTAAGAAGCATACTCAAGAGCGGTGGAAAAGAGCTTAGTATTGATTTTTTGGTCCTGTTGGAAATTCTTGATTCTGCGAGCCTTACGAGACTTAGTACCGAAGGTATAATCAAAATCACCCTCAATGATCTTTTCTTGAACCACATTGAAAACACTCCAGAGATCATCACCTACATCCTCTCGACGGACAGGATTCAACAGTTGCTCCAAATTGATCTCAATACGGTTGAGTTCTTGATCTGAAAAACGGGATTTGAGAGCATTCTTGGCGAAATCAACTTTTTGTGGTTCAGACAAAATAGTGCTTTTCATCTTGTTCATGGACTCAACTGTTAGAGGCAAACGGTTAACCATCTCGTGGATGTTTTCTTGAAGATCCTCAAACGTATATCCCATGTGACGCATCTTTACGTTTTCAAAATCCTGGGTGGAAACAACTAGTCCGTTAGAGCAAATCATACGGAAAAGACCGGCTTGGAAAGTGAATGCGTTTTTACCATCGTGAGAATTCGTTAGTAGAATTTGGGGGAAAACTGTGTCACCGTCCTCGCCATTGATCACGATATCGTTGTTTCTAAACACTAGTAGGTGTTTTTGGAAACCCATTGTGGATGGGGTACGTGATCGAACCTCTTGGGCATCAACTACTCCCCATCCTAGTTTTTCCATATCCTCCAAAATTGTTGAGGTAGAAATGTGTGTATAGTGTTTTGATACATCTGGGGATGGGTTAGAGGCAAACACAGTTGGTGCCATTTTAGCAATCTGTTCACGGGTGAGGAAATCCTCGTTATTGATATCAAGCATTTGGTATATATTTTTTTATTACACCGGGAATATACGAAAATTCTCCGGCGCATCCAAATTTACTGCGCGGGAGACTCATCTTGGTCTTCGTCTGGTTTATTGTCTTTTGTTTTATTTACAAAGCTCATAAATCCATTTTTCTTATCGTTGGTGAGTCCCCCCACGGTATGGATTTTATCGTCTTCTTCGTCCCATGGTCCGGGTTCGTCCGCCCATTCTAAAAATTCTTGCATATCTGGGTCATTTTCCCATTCGTTTTCCCCGTTTTGGTTTTCTTCACTCATTTTTGTTTTGTTAGACAGTTAATACAAATTCTAAAAAGTGAAGGTGAGGTAATCTCCTTTCCACATTCTTCACACTTTATTTTCATCTTTATTTGGTTTTATATACACTGGAATATAAAAAGAATATTTTGTGTATACAATTTAGGTGGGGATATTTTGATATATTTGTCGAATGTTAAAGATTTGTATATACGATTTCCCTATACTATAGTTACTTACGTGCATTAAAGCCGTCTAATCCCTTTTTTGGACATATACACGCCATATGGACAACGGCGCGCGTGGGCCCATATTACTACTATACGCACGCGTACGGTATGCCCCCACCGTACGCCCGTACGCCCCACAAAATTTTTTTATTTTTCTTTTTTTAGGGTCTAGGTTGGCACAAGATCTGTGCGTATATTTACATTGTAAGAAACGTGAAAAAAATACACACCATGAACTACTTCAAATATTCCCTCGCTACCCTGTTGATGATCATTGGAACACTTGCATTGTCCATCATGGTCACCATTAACACTCAAATTGAATCTGGAACCGCAGGCATGAATGAATTTATCTTTATGGCTGCTGTGTTTTTCACCTGCTGTTTTTCCTCAATGCAGATTATTAAAAGAATCGATTGAGGGTCTAGGATGGCAGAGTAAGAGTTCGTATATTTACGTGTAAGAAAAAAAATAAAAACCCAAAACAAACACCTATGTCCAATACCACAACTTCCAACCCCGTAGTAGCTGATGTCCAGAATGCAGTTGCCAACTTCGGAATGAACAAAAAGCAAGCAATCATTGGATTGCATTTGGCCGGTTTGTCCCGTTCTGAGATCAAGGCCGAAATGGAGGCATTGTTCGGTCCTAAAGATCGTCACGCGTTTATTTACAAAACCCTCAAAGCCTACATGGGTGATGAGTTTGTGCTTGCCAAGCGTGGTCGTCCTTCCAAAAACAAGGACGTGCAAGTTGAAATTGAGTTCCCTGCAGAATAAATAGGGAATTCATATGATCAGATCCGGACCCGCCTAGAGCGGGTTTCGGTGGCGAACAAAAAACCCAAATTATGGATCTAGTTGTAACTGTACAGGTTGAAGAGAATTATGGTGCCCATGGTATGGATTATTCCATGGTCGAGAGCACTGACCCTTCCTATAAGCCTCACTGGAAACCCAAAGGGAGCGTTCAGTGGATTTTCCCCATCAAACCCCAGACAATGTTCTGGATGTGGGATGATGATAGCCTTCGGAGGAAGTTGGCCTATATTGCCTGTTTGGAGAGTTCCAACCTATTTAGGTATACGGTTCTTGACTATGAGTTTGAGAACATGAAGGTCATGGATGAATATGACCTAGAGGATATGATGGAGGATTAGACCTCCACATTTTTTTATAGATCTACACCCCCTACCCCCGCATCCCCCGGGGGTTTTTTAATTTCTTATATATTTTTCTACCTAAATTAGGCTTGGATGAGTGGGGGGGAGGGGTTAGATAGGACGTTTTTTTACCAATCCACATTAATTTACCATTCCACCTGCCCTCATTTATCCCCCTATCATTGTCCCTCCTTTATTCTTTACTTTCCATCCATTACATTTAATTTACTAAAATTATTATGGCAAAATAATTGCCCGGCGGGGATGCCTATTTTTCAAGGTAAAACTTACTCCCCTTTTTGTTCGATCATACCGGGACTTAATCTTCTATCAATCGTTTCAATTTTTCCTCAAATTCCTCCCTCATTTCCTCCACATCATATTCTCTCGTTCCGTCCTCTTTCTCATACCAATAGATGCCTACTGAAATGGTATTTTCCTCACCGTCTCGTTCTTTACTAAGTTCGATGGCTGTTGCAATGTGTCGGCGGTCGAGTTCCTCCTCGATCGCTTCAATTGCCCTGGCATTATAGCTTGCTTCCACCATGTATTCTTCCCTTATTTGGGTCAGTTTTTCAGTTGACACCTCATCAACCCGGTTGAATCCGCTATCGGTTTCAATTTTGAAATTTCTCATGTTCTTTATTTTTTTGTTTCCATCCATTCCTCCACTGTTGCTTCAGAAAGAGGCACACCTACATCCATATACCCCTCATACGTTTCGAATGCCTCAATTTCATTATAAATTCTAGCTACAGTTTCATAATCGTCAGGAGAAATAGGACCATACTTTTCAATCTGTCGTTCCCTAAAGTAATCCACCCTTACCAAATTCCCCAACCACATCCAATAGGCAATCTTGGGGAGGTAACCATTGGGATATTTTCTTGACATTCTCATACCTTTTTCTTTTTTATTACCCTTAAATATACGAAAAATGCTTTAACCATCCTAGACCCTCATTAAATTATTTTGTGTGTTCAATCCTAATATCTAAGGTCTCTTTGGCGGCCAAAATTTCATTTTCTAAATCCTCTTTAACGGGTTTTAGTTCCCAAAACTTTTGTACTTTCTTAAGCAACTCATCAATTTGTTCCCTGGATTGCCAACCGGCAACATCATCATTATGCTTAGGGTCATCAATGAATTCTCTAGTCCGCCAATTTCCTACCTCATCCCAGACTGCCACCTCAAACGATTCATACTCGTTCTTATTGGGAAGATCTTCTCGGGGGCTACAGTAATTCGTCTTACTAGCTTGGACACTAACAGTCATTCCATTATCAAATACAGTGTGAGATCCAACTCCACCCAATGGCTTGTGCGTAAATACGAGGTTTTTAAATTTAAACATAGCTTGTTTTTTGTTCGCCCCCGAAAGCCGCACTGAGGCGGCTTAAGGGAACAAAATAAACCCAACAATCAATCGTAAGAAAAACGTTCAGCATGTGCCATGCAAGCCTCTCTATATTGCCTTTCAGAATACTCTGAATTGCACCTATTGGACTCTGCCCGCTCAATCATTTCAATTGTCATTCGGGCATCTTGGATAACATACTGTAGTTCTTTTTCAACCTCCTTGGTCTCATCAGATGCACTATTCCAAATGGCAGTCGTGAATTTGGAACGACATATTTCAACCACATTTTCTGAGGTGTTGTCAAGATACACATTAATGTAACGACCCTCATCAGTGTCTACTTCAAACCCTGCCTTTTTGGCATAGTCAAAAATTGCACTTTCAATCTCTTTCCTTTGGTCTTTCTTAGTCATATTGGGTTTCTTTATTTTTTCTTACACGTAAATATACGAAAAGTATTTTAACCATCAAAGACCCTCAAAAACGATTTAATCTGCAGTAAATTTCCCATGCTAGATCTGAGGGTGTGTCATAGTTTTCTTGGACCACAGGACTTTGGAAAAATTGATCGTTCATGTATCCTTCTATTATTTCAAGGATTTGCTCGTCTGACATTCCATCAAATGGGGGATTTCCATCCCACCACCTAGGGTCACCCATGTCTGCAGGTCGTTCATCTCTTTCATACTTGAAATACTTCAAGATGTCATTGGCAACCTCCTCTTTGGGTTGGTTTTTGTAGTAAGTACTTACAAAATTCCACCTCTTACAGTCCTTATTCATCACCCAATCCTATTACAAGTTGGACACATTTCATCAGGGTACAGGTACGTATCGGAACAATTATTACAGTCCTTCATTCTTTTTATTTTTTTCTTACACCTAAATATACGAAAAAAACTTTAACCATCCTAGACCTCCATTGGAGTATCTAGTAGACCTTGTTTAACATACCAAACCCCCAACTCAAAAAATTCACGTGCACGGGACAAGTCCCCTTCACATTCAAATTCATGGGCCAAGTAAAGACACTCAGCAATGATGTCCTGGAATAAGCTGTTTGTTTCCATTATTTTGTGGTTTCTTCTATTACTTGGATCTTGTCAATTGCCATTTTGTAACTGGATCGGACTCCCATCATGTTGTAATCGTACAAGGTAATGTATTGCTTGGTCGTCTTTAATACATTCATTGACCTCCAACCCCCCTCACTCACAGACATTAGAGGTGGTGAATTGGTACCATACTTGCTTGAAATTAGTTCATATGTTTTAGGACCGGCTGTTCCCTTATAACTGAATTTAAAGCTTACTTGTTGGTCAACTTGGACATTTTGGCACTTGTCAATTGCTTCTTGGATCGTCATATCTGTAATTTTCAACGTGGTAAATATACGAAAAGTATTTTAACCATCAAAGACCCTCAGTAAATACTTTAAGTCCAACGAATTGTAAAGGACAACGTTGCCGAAGAAGCATTGTCCCCATCATATTCGACCTCATAGGGGTGATAAATTGGGTTGGAAAATTCTAGGCCCCCTACTTTAAGAGGGAAAACATCCAATAGTTTTTCCTCCTCTTGGGGACCCATTCCAAAATCCCCAATACTAGAAAAATAATATATGAGTTCCTTCCCATTATTAAAACTCCTAATTAGGGGTTTTTCATCTTTCATTTCGAGTTGGGCACCTATCCTTTCTAGAATTTCAGCTAGGGCTCTAAAACGAGAGACATATTCCATTGAATTACTCATTTCCATCCAGAAATTTATTTAGGTAATCAAGCCATTCTGAGGCACCCCACCCATACATCTCTCCACACAACATTTCAAGTTCACTGAACTTGGTTGCTGAAAAGATTCGGTAAATGTTTTCACCAAGTCCCGCAAAATCATTTTTTAAATGTTCCATACCTCCATCCATCATGTCCTCAGACATATCAGCAAACATTTCTGCAAATGAATGAGCCAAATCTCTTTTCATGGCTAAAAGCAATTTTACTCTTGATTCTTGTGTTGGTGTAATCCGCATCCTTTTTTCTTTTTAATTACAGCGTGAATATATGAAAAATCTCTTAACCCTCAAAGACCATCAGTAAAGGTTAATTTCCTTATTTTCTTTTTTTCCAAAACACTTCCAAATGACCTCACCATCAATAACTTCATCTAGCTGGTAAAGGTATTCAGTATCCTCTTGATTAAAGGCCTCCATAAGGTTCTGAAGGGTTTCAAATTCATCACATAAATCCCCATACCCTGTTTCTCCTTCCGGATCCCCTATAAGAGAACTTCGGTGGGCAATGTCTAGAAGTTTGTTTATTTCCCTGGGTAGGGCATAGTTTTCAACTAGTTCTTTTCCAACACCATCAGGATAACCATCCCAGTGCACATAAACACTTTTCCAGACCTTACCTTCCTTTACTGCAATTCTACTTCGTGTCGCCATTTGCTTGCTTCCTTTTGATTTCTTTAATTAGTGATTGATCGATTTCCTTTTGGATTTCTTGTTTTAGTTCATTGAACTTTCCCCATATCTGATCATTCAAATACGTTTCGGGATGATAAGAGACCATTACGTCATTTAGGTGGGTCTGTAACTCCTTAAGTCTTTCAGGCTTTCTTGCTTGAAATTCACTTACAATACTGACTCCATCAGATATTGTTTCCCCATTTTCCACAAGTTCCTTTATTTGGAACTCGTCTAATACAACTGTTTTTGGCATATCTCTTTTTTTTCTTACACGTGAATATACGAAAAATCTCTTAACCCTCTAAGACCCTCAAAGAAGAAGATTATTATTTTCTAGCAAAAACCAGAACCGTTCTAACCAAACACCCACTTTTATGCGTTCAATTTTTTCTTCTACTTGGATACCTTCCATTCGATGTTGGGCAACTTTTAGTATCCCCAAATCACACATATCTCTAGCTTCATCCATTTTATTTGAATCCACTAGGGTGCGAGCCTCATTGTAAATTGTTGTCAAATCCATAGTTGTGTTTTTTAATTTATTCCTCGTTTGCTGAAGTGAAACTTGTGTAACCTACTTTGTTTGAAGCCGCCAAGTGGAAATTGAGCTTATCCATACGACCACCTCTCCGGTTCTTGGAAAAATACAATGAACGGACTTCGTTCTTAAACTCAATATGACCCATTGCTGTAGTCATGTGCTTCAAACGATTTGAACCTGTGAACTTACCACCCTTAGTAATCTGTTGGACCACTAGAAATGCTGTGTTCTTTTTGGCTTTATTATTACCATTGTTGTGTTCCTCTAACCAACTCAAAATAATGGAATCGGCTTTTGTTTCGGACATATAACTGGAAGAAGCACCTTTGAGTTGCTCAGAAACCTCTGCCCAACTGTCCATTACAACAGCATCCCAACCCTCATTGAGGACTGATTCAACTGCTTGCTTTGGAAACTCACCATAATCCCCTAGAAACAAAGTTGGAATCTTACCAAACTTTGGGAATCGTTTTACATAACCGTGCATGTCAATTTGGTTCATCTCTGCAGACACGAACAAAACCTTTTTGCCCTTGGCTTGCAAATCCCCCAAAATATCTAACAACACGGTTGTCTTACCTGCACCTGGATCACCGGTGAGGATTGTGTTTGTGGCGGGCATCAAACCACCATCGGAAGAGAACATCTCATCAACCTTGGTTCCTGTTTTCATAGGAACAAACAAGTCTTTGTTGAACTTGACATCCTTAAGTGTCACTAATTTTACTTTGTTCATAATTGGGTTTTTAATTACAGGGTAAATATACGAAAAATATTTAGACCATCATAGACCCTCAAAGATTTTCTTTTCGAATGTCTTTTTTAATTTGATTTTCTCGTTCCTTGTTCCTTTTATCTGGGATGATCTTGGTAATAGTTCGTCTACGCACCTGTTGAGCTCCTGCTCTTTCGTCTTTAGTGTCCTTCCTACCCATTTTCTAGCGATTTAATATGCTTACATTTCTTATCCTTGGACCGCCAAACTCCAGGACAATTGCACGCGTAACTTACGTTTGACCCCGTTGTATACATTTTAGTAATGTAGGTCACATTCGGATCAGAACTCGATGTGAACTCGAATTTCTCTGTTTTACGTTCAATTTTTACAATGGGTGGTTTCTCCCATTTGATGTCCTTTAGTGTTGTTTGTGGGTGCACTTTAGTCGATCCTGGGATTATGTATTTGTTTCCATCTTGACCTGTTGTTAAAACAGGAGGTAAGATAGGATGTCTATGGACATACTTGAATCTAGAAGCACAAACGTTCCCAAACCCTTTAGGAATTGAGAACGATTTGCCTTCAGGAACGAACACAACACGGGACCTCCAATTCCCGTGTTTGTTCTGATTTGAAAATTCCCACAATGCCATTACTTAATACTTTTCTAAAGCCCCCCATAAAGCACCTACTGCCTGAACTCGATAAAATGGGGATCTTAACTCTTGAATATTATACAAGAATTGTTTTGTATAGCTACACCAACTAATGCTAGTAATTTTAGCCTTGACACCACAGTGTTTTACTATTTCCCCTACTTCTCCTTTAAAACGTTTTCCCTGTTCCATTTACACAGTAATTTGAAATGCACTTTCTACAACACGACGATAACCATCTGTTTGGTAGTTCTTGTTATCCACAATCACTCCATCCTTAACTGCCAAGACATGCTTGTTTACTTGCAAGATGAAATTGCCTTTCTTAAAACGACGGGCAAACTCTTTGACAGTATAAGCAACAGGCTTGTGCTTGTATTTTGGATTTCGCAATGTGCCACCAAACTTAGGACAATCACCAAGGTGCTTGATTTGTCTTTCATTGGTGGGATTGAACAGATCCAACTGACCAACTTGTTCAAATTGAACTGTTTTCAGTTCCTTTAGAACATGATTAAACATTAAAGTCCCTTGTCCATCTTTACGACCAAACTTTTCCTTTACAAAGGCATGAGCTTGCTCATAATTGATATCACAGGCATTGGCAATTGCTCTAACCACACAATCGTTCTTTTCACGCTTGGCAGTTTCATCATTACCACATACAGCATAACCGTTCTTGAAATTTTTAAGCATAATTTGGGTTTTTTATTTTTAACTTACTCCATGAATATACGAAGAATCTCTTAACCAACAAAGACCCTCAAAGATTAATCTTCGGGGTCTTCGTATTCGTTCTCTAGATTTTCAATAATTCTAGGAAGGGAGTGGTCGTATGGATTGTTTCCTTCAGCCCAATTTTCCAGATGAGGAATAATATAGGCGTTTGCCATTCCTTCCTCCTCGGTTCCATCAACTGACCATCTAATCAATCCAACTGCCTCGTGAATGAGTTCTATTGCTTGATGAAGATTGTCAATTCTAGTTGCTTTTTTCATGTCTTGGGTTTTTAATTTACTCCGTGAATATACGAAGATAAACTTAACCCCCAAAGACCATCAAAGATTTTTCTTAAAGAAATATCTTAAATAGGTAACTGCAGTGTAAGCTAGGAATGCAACTATTAGTGCATCTAAGTGGTCCATTTTTATTCATACTTATTCTTTTAATACTTTCCCATTTTTTAGAACTACATACCAATCTCTAGAACCTTCTGAGCAATCATGTTTTACTACTCTAGAATATTTAATGTCCCTATTAATGCAATAAATAAAAGGATCACAGTATTCTTTAAATACTTTAAGTTTCTTTCTTGCCATAATCAGAAACTAAATACAATACTTCCCCAAGTCCATCCAACAAATGGTCCCATATTAGCACCTGTTGAAGTTGTCTTGGTGAAGAATACAAATGAGGAGTCCTGGAACGCATCTCCATTGTCTGAATTATCTTTAAAAATGTCCTTAAAAGTCTGAGTTGACCTGAACTCCCAGGGGTAATTAAATACTAGTTTACCATTTTTATAATTATCTGAGGTAGTATTATCATCTATTTCTACATCAGCATCACTCGAAAAGTCTTCGAAACATAAATTAGTAAGAGTACCCATAGCCCCATCTCTAAAGTCAGCATACTCTCCACTAAAGGTAGAGTCACCGATGAATGTTCCATTAGTAAGAGTAAATGAACCATCCATTGAACCCTCAGGACCATCAATTTCTAGGGCATGATCAGAAGCATTATTTGCAAAGTAAGCAATATTATTAATAGTTCCACTATAGGATTGGTCAATATCAAATGCATCATCTCCCTGATGCCATACTAGTAGATTAGTGCAATTTACATTTCCACCGAAAAACTCTATTCCATCGTCAAAATTAGCTACTACCTCTATATTTTCTATAGTAGTACCACTACCTACTCCACCAAGTGTTAGACCATTAATTTCGTTTCCTGCTCCAATTAAAGCACCTCCATGTCTGATGGATACATACTTTAATACTCCTGAGTTATCTAGTGAGTCATTTCCTCCATATAAACCACTAGTATCAGATGGGGGGATACCTTCAATTTGAGTTGATATAACATCACCTTGAGCTGAAATAGGAGCTTTACCTAAGATAAGTAACCCACCCCATAAACCACTATAGGTAGAGTTAAGGTTAGAAGATACAATCTCCCCAGGTTGGATTGCATCAGCAATTGAAGTAAAAATAATTGGCGCATTAGGAGTACCCTCAGCCATAATTTTTGAACCTCTAGTTATAATTAAATTAGTTGCATTTGCCTCTTGACCCGCAGATGATTTAATAATAGTTCCGGGTTTAATAGTAAGAGTGGCTCCGTTTGTAACTACTACCCTCCCATCAAGTTGAATTACGGAGGTTGAATCCCATGTTTCATCTGCTGTGATTTGACCTGATTTAATTATGTTAGAAAGTGGTGGTCGAGGTGTATTATTACTTGAATTATCTTTTTCACAACCTAACATTGTAAGGATCGCTACTGCTATACCCCATTTTGTAACTGAGTTTGTCATTATTTATTTGTTTGTTTTAAATTATTGAGGTCTTTCAACCAACCCCATTTGGTTCCTTTTATTATTCTATTATTGATTGTTCCGTAATCTTTTATTTCCTCACAATGTTGAAAATCTCTTAGTAGTTGTTCTTTCCGTTCACCAAGGATTTCATATGTTTTATCTAACCACTTGAATGTTACCAAAATACTTGTATTAAAACGATTGTAGTTGCTAGCATCAATGATACTGCTGTCTTCATAGTAATGCCTTGATCTAAATGCACCCAGGTTAAAATAGTAAATACTAGTATACCCATTGCAAATGCTAGTAGTCTAGTAGGCCATAAATCACCATTAAATGCTTGAAATGTGTATTGGGAAGCAATAATATAAAGGTATGAAATAGGAATACCTAAAACTACTGATAATAAGATAGGGTGTGCCTTGGCCCAACTATTAAAAAATTGTAAGTTTGATTGGTACCAAGCTCCTGTTTGACCCAAAACAAACAGAACACACCCCATAACTAGTTTAAATAAATCCACCTAGTAGAGTTTAATCCGGGAAGTCTACATCTTGGGAGAGATAGTCTTGGAAATCTTGTTCCCAATCAAAGTCCTCCTCAAAAAATCTTCTATCCCCTCTTCTGACATTATAAGCTATAGATTCAATGTAGCTAACAACATCAGCACCTAATTGTCCACCTTCCATACCTTCTCTAAGGTACTTTCTAAATGCTGTGTAATATTTTGGATCTGGTTTGCCCATTTTTTATTTATAAATATTATACGGTTATGTTCTCATGTTTTCTTCGTGTACCGAATGTACGAGGATCTTCTCCATTTTCAAAGTTAACTCCATCTGTTTTTTGAGAATCCCTAACAATTTTATTTGTGCCGAATAGATAAACAGGACCATTATACTCTTGATAAAAAACACTTGTTGGATTATCCACGTTCAATATTCTTCTGGGTCCGTGAAATGATCTAAATTCTCTAGCAGTAACTCTATGCCATTTCCCTCCTAGTTGGATTTCACAGCATCTAGCGGAGTTGAAATCATACTTGAGTTTTTCGGTATGTCCTCTTTTTTCACTCATTTTTCATACTATGTTTTTCATTTACAACTAAAGTAACTGCAGCTGTAGCGTCCGTAATGGCTTGGAGATAACCCGCTCTAAAATCAAATGTTTTTTCATGTGTTTTTGCTTCCGTGAGAAAATCATTCAATTTCTTTAAAATACTAGCCCCAGTCGTCACAATAGCAGTATCAGTAGCAATCTCAACAATCTTTTTTAATGTATCTTCTGTGTTCATTGTTTAGGGGGTTTTGATGCAAATAGCACTACAAGCGAAATTATGCATAGCAAAGCTATAAATTGGTACATGGTTTTAAATTTTTATTATACCTAAATATACGAAAAGTATTTGGCACCTCCAAAGACGTCATATGACGTTTTAATATGTCTTTGACATGACACATATGACGTTAATATGTATAAATAAACCCCTATGAACAAACGCTTAATATTTTTTATTATTTTAATGTTGACCACTTGTGGATGTGGTACCTCTAATCTAATTGCAAACGATACAAATACACATAACTGTTACCATCAAGGATGTAACATTAATGGAATCCATGATCATGTTCATTCAGACGATTTCTAATTTAGGAGATCATCCTCCTCGGACATTTCCAAGGAGGCAGCCACACACAGATGTTTTAAAATAAAAGGATTTGTAGCCATAATAAACTCGAAATCCTGTTGGGTCATATTTAATAAAGTATCAGATGGAGTACTTAGGACTGGGTCCATTGCATTGGTACTATAGGTCTCCCCTTTTTCCTCTTCGTAATAATTTTCCTCTTCCTTGCCCATTCTAGCCATTCTGTGTATGCCTCGTGTGTTTGTTTGTTTGAATTAACGCTCATTATAAAACTTATTAAGTAAACTTTTGATTTTGGTACAATTCTCATAATCCTCGTGTAGTTCATGGATTACAAGGTTTCTCTCTAATGCTTGTTGGAATTCGGTTTTGGGTAATTTAACCTCAAGAATCTCTTCCTCATCATCAATTTCAATATCCATAATATGGATCATTTCTTCTTCACTCTCAATTGTCTCTGCTATACGATCTATAACAATTTTAGATATAGAGAGATCTTTTTCGTGAGTCATTTCCTCTAATACTTCTCTAGAGGGCACTTTTAGTGTTTTTACCATTTAAAATAAATTATACGATAAATATACTAAAAAAGATCTAACCATCCACCTTTAGTTTGCTTTTCTTTAAGTTTATCCATCTTTTCTTGATGTTTTAACTGTTTAGTAGCTAATTGTTCCAGGTGCCTAGCTTTAGTTTTCTCGTAATCGTTTACTATCTTATCGTGTTTTTTATGCTTCATTAGATTAATGCTATTAACAAAGTAATACCCATCCCTATTAAAGCTAAAACACTAAATAAAACACTGTCTCTATATTGTTGGTCTTTTTTTCCTTGCATAATTATTTGTTTTGCCAACTTACAAAATCATAAGCATCCTCACCAAATGTGGGTTTATCTTTTTTCATTAAACCTAATTCCTCTAATCTTTTTTGTTGATACTCATCTAATTCCCAGGTTACTTCTTTTACTCCATTAAGATGGGTGGTTGGGGTTTCTATCATTTGGACCTGTTTGGCCTCGAAAACATCTTTAATATAGAGAAAATAACAATTGTAGCACATCATTTCTAGATTATTTAGTTTCCAATTGTTTTTATTCTCATCCTTAAAATGGATTAACAATGGGACTTTATAATCAGAGACCCTACGTTCTGAAAATCCACAATTATAGCAGGTTTCATGTAAGTAGCCCTCCTCAAACAATCTTAATTTTAACTTATCTACATGAAATGAAGTGGGTGGGACCCTACCTTCTATAATATCCATTAAGTTAGGTTCCTTACCGTTTTTTCTATTTTTTAGATATTTTGGTATACCTTTACCTGCTTGGTTTTTGTATACCTCGTGTAATGTTTTACCGGTATCCTCATCAATATACAACATTGTATACTTGCGTAAATGTTGGTATGAGCATCCTAAATAGCGAGACGCCGCCTTAATCGACTTTGTTTTTTTAAGCGCTACTAGACACTGAGTTTTAGATATCGGTTTAGGCTTCATCAGTTTTCTTTACTTCGGCAATTTTTAAAAACTCATAAAATTCGGAATGGTTTTCGAAAGTATATTCTTTCCCATTTTCATCTTCTATGGGTAATAATTTTCCATCTGCATCTTTTCTTTCCAGAATATACCACCAAATTAACTCAGCTTTACTATAACCAAACATCATTATCATTTGAAGCTCGATTATACCATAATAATGTTCTAGATAAGCAGATAAATCTAAATTATACTCCTCAAATAGTGAATTATCTTTTTTCCAAACTTGATCTAATCGTTCCATTAAATCACAGAACTGATTCTGTTCCCTCAATAATTCACTACGAGGAGATTCTATTACTACACTCTTATTTCCTAGGAGTGGTTCAAGTATTTTCTTCAATTCTTTCAACAGAATATATTTCTAGAAGTTTTTCTGGGGGGAGTTGTTTTAGTTGGGCAAAACTTGAAATTGCCCCGTATAATGTACTAGCTGTAAGTTTATAGACAGGTTCCTTAGTTTTATCGTTTTTGGCGTAGCAAAAATAATTATTTCTTTCCATCTTCTGTTTTGATTATTTGTTTATAAATATTTTAATATAATCCTCTAAATTTAATTTAGGTTCCCATTTCAATACTTCATATGCAGTAGTGTCCTCATTTAAAGTAATTCTAGCTTCACCTTTTTTAGCATCTTTATAAATAGGCTTGATACCAAACATAGTTGCTATTTCATTTACAGAGTAATTTTTACCCCTGCCTAATTCAAATTCATAACCATATGCTTGTTGTTCCATAATCTTAACTAGGGCATCAACTATATCATCAACATGAGTAAAATCTCGTCTTTGTTCCCCATTCCCATAGATTTCACATTGGGTATTATTTTCAATGTTATTAATCCATCTCCCAATTAAAGTAGTGTATCCACCCTCAGTTAGTTGATAGGGACCATAAACATTGTAGAATCGTGCAATACTAGCTTTTAATCCAAAATGTCTTTCCCATAAGGTAATAATATCTTCTCCTATGTCTTTTGAAAATGTATATGGGTTCTTGAATCTACCACTATGTTTTGAAGAGCTCCCAGCATAGATCAATGGTATATCGTTTTGAACACACCAATCAACCACATTTAAAGTACCATTAGCATTTACTTGAAAATATTGTTTTGGTTTTTCAAATGAGGGTTGTATTCTAGCTACTGCTGCTAAGTGGTATACTAAATCAAATTTTTCATCAGATGGGGATTCATTAAAGTATTCATGGAAGTCTTTTAAATCAGCTTCCCAATAAGAACAACCCTTTATATGATTTTCTTTCTTTCCGGTACTATAATTATCTATGGAGGTTACGGTGTGGCCTTCTTTCAGTAACCTTTTAATAAGATTTGTTCCTACAAAACCTGCTCCTCCTGTAACTAGTATTTTCATTTATAGAAATTTTAAGGATTTTGAGTTATTCTCGGGGTTATGTTGAGCGGGTTGACCCCATTTATTTTGAAAGAATAAATGTGCTTCATTTTCTTTTAAAGTAGATTGTTCACTTTGTTCAGATGTTTTTCGAGTAGCAGCCCCCGCAAAATGGTAAAATTGAGTTGTATAAGTTCTCATCATGGAATACCCTACGTGTTCACATTTAGCAAAAAAGTCCCAATCTACAACATGGGGGGAAGGATACATAACATCCCACCCCCCAACTGCTAGAAAATCATATTTACTCATAAAGAAAGGGAGTGTTGAACCTTTATAATCGTGTTCATACTTTTTATTCTCCACCTCCCACTTTTGAAATTTTTCCAAATCAAATTCTTCAGGGGATTTTCCTAGATCTTCAATTACAAATTGTTGGAACATTGAAGGGTTAGGTTCAATTTGGTTAGGAGATAATACAAATTTCTTCCTATCTTTAGCATATAATTCTAGAACTTCATCCCATTTTAAAGGAAATACATTATCATCATTAACAACTAAAATGTATTCTGAGGTCGCATTATAAACTCCCCAATTTGTTGCTACAGCTAACCCCTGATTTGAACCTAAATCTAATACTTTTACATCAGGATACTTCTCTAGAACAGGTTGATTTAATTCTAGAAACCCATCTACAACAACAATTATCTCGTTTTTATTTGTTTGCCCCTCAAAGATAGACTTTAAACATAAATCTAAATATTCGGGTTCCTTATATGTTGGAATTATTACTGAAATCATATTTTTGACCAATCTATTAATGGGGATTCCATTCCACTTTCTACATGAGTACTATACCCAGGAATACAAGATACTAAATTAGATCCAATACTCCAAAGTTGAGTAAATTTAGCATGATCTTTTGTCCATTTCTCTATTAAATCACAATGTTGGACATGAATGTCAAAATGTTGTTTTAATGTAGAAAACTTACAAGCGTATGTGTTAGTTGTTGAAGGAACTGTTCTCCAATGAATAGATTTAGTTGCTATAATTTTAGATTGTAAATCTTCATACATTGGTAGATAATACTTATCTGGGTGGTCATAAAGGGTATAATAATCTGCTCCTATATATTCAAATCCTTCCAATAAAACATCAACCCACCCAGATCGGTGAAGATAGTCATCTTCTAAAAAGTAAATAATATCATCATTTTGATATTCTTGTTCATTTACATAATTAAGTAAATTTAAGAATGATTGGGCATCATTTCCCCCTTTTTTAGATATTTTATTTACATTTTTACTATTTAAGAAATGATCTTTGATATCCCCATTCCCACAATCATGGAAAGCAGTATATTCTGTTCTATCATCTAAAGTAGAAATAAAAGAATCAAATATTTTTTCTCTATTAAACCATTCAGGTCTTGGTTTATGTTCTGAGTTGGATGAAAAATTACAATGTCGTTGAAATATTCTTATCATATTTATTTTTTTATAATAGCCACAATTTCATTTCCATGTACATTTGATTTAGTTCTTAAGTCAAAAACATAAAAATCCTCATATTGAGAACAAAATTGTTGGAGTTGGGTTAGATAGTTTTGGGATATGTCTTCACACATAATAACCCCCCCATCATTTAATAAGGAATAATAATAATTAAAAAACTTTACCTGGCTCTCCCACATATGGTCTCCATCATCTAGAATAATATCAAATTTACCATGTTTTTCTCCTAATGATTTTACTACTTCGGGGTCATACCCGTCCACCCCCTGTTCTAAAGTTACTTTATCAGAAAAATCAAATAAATCAGGGTATTCATCTTTAGGAGTAATATCTACTCCTACAATTTTATTAAATAAAAGTGAATCATCCCATACTTTGATTGAATCCCCAAGTCTAATTCCAATCTCTAACATACTAAGAGGGGACTGATTCTTTAAATACTGGGTGTTAATTATGTAATCGTAAAGAACTACATATTTATGTAAATCATTTTTATCTGATTTTTGATATTCTCCTTTTTTATTTAGTAAAGGGGTGTTGAATGCTTCTATAAAATTATAATACTTCATTATTCAAATTTATTTCTGTAAAAATTATTACTAGGAATCATTTTAGTTTGTATTTCGTCTCTTATTTTTCCCCAATATCTGGGTCGAGTGGTGTGCCAATCATATATTTTAGTAATGTTATTTTCATGGCTAAAATTAATGTACAAAATTTCTTTTGATTCTCCAATCTGCCATCCTAAATTAGAAGTAGAACATAAAGCTTCTGCTCTCCACATATAATCTGTATCCCCAGAAAATCTAGTGTTATCAAAATACCCGATTTTATCAAATAATTTTCTCGAGATAAAAGCTGTCCCTTCCCCAGTAAAAATATTAGGGTTTCCGTCTTCTTTTAAAAGAGGTTCGTTGGTTTTAGAATCATAATTAATGGAAGTTGATTTTAAATAAACTAAGTTAGGGTTTGATTCAAAAGTATCTATAAAATGTTGAAATCTTCTTAAATCAGAAATATCATCGGCATCATGTATCGTAAAATAATCCCATTCTTTGTTTGCAAAATATTCTAATCCTTTATTTCTAGTATAATAACACCCCTTATTTTCTTTATTTTCGATCACTGTTACATTTTTTAAATGCTCATATGATTTTGCTATTTTTAATGAATTATCTTTGGAACAATCATCTATTAAAATCAATTCAAAATTAGTAAATGTTTGTTGGAGTATGCTTTCAATAGTATTTTCTAAAAACTGCTCTTTGTTCCAAATAGGAACTATAACTAATAACTTTTTAACCATTTTGGGAAGTAATATAATTTAATAATTTATTTTGGGGGATGTTCATAAGCAAATCTATAATACTTACTTGATCATCATATAATAGTGTTGGTCTTGGGTATTCAAGATAGGGACCATAATTCTTCCATTCAAGTTTTATTTGATTTTTTTCAAACAAATGTTCATTCCCTCTAATATAATTTTTTGCATTTAACCCAGAAAGGTAAGTAGTAGCTTTTAATTGAACATTTAAGTTAATTAATCTTTCTAACCTAGTTGGGGGCAAAATATAATCTTGAGAATTAACAAATTTAGTTGTGATGCCAATATACTCAGATATAGTTTTAATTAAAATTTGATTTAACTTAGATAAATAATCCCATTTTTGTGAGTAAATAGGAGAAAGTAAATCCAATACTTGGGATTTATAAGGAGATTTAGAATAACATTGTTGAATAGATTTAAAATGTTTATCCAAAATTTTAGAGTTTTCTATTTTAACTTCTGAAATTTTATAATTAACAAATGAAGATTTAATAGGGATAGTAACCCAAAATAGTCCATTATTATCTAATAATCTATTCCTGTTTCTCCAATCATTCTTAGTATACTGGACTTCATCGTAAAAGCAAAATATATCTACATCATTTATGTAATCAAAGTACCCTTTCCAAGGAATATAATTAGACTGCCAAACTCCAACCTTCATTAGACCCAAAGTTTAATAGCTTCTTTTAAAGTATCTACCACATATAAACAATCATCATTTGCCATATTACAATGGATCGGTAATGTAATTAATTTATTACTTACTTTATGGGCATTAGGGCAAGTACCAAATCCTTTTTTATATAAATCATATAATGTATTATCCTTATAATGCACCCCAGGATAAATTTTATGGGTGTTTAAATAACTCATAATTTGATCTCGGTGGGGAACTATAATTTGAAATAAATGTCTTGAAGAAATGCATTCAGGATTATGGGGAACAAGAGTGATACCTTTTACTTTTATAAGTTCCCGTGTATAAATTTCTGCAATCTCTCTTCTCCTTTGATTATCCTCTTCTAAATATTTCAACCCTACTAAACCCATTGATGCCATAATAGAGTTACCATGATATTTATACCCTAAAGTAGGGACATCATAATCCCATTTATAACTTCCTTTTGAATTAGTTCTACTAAAAGTATCTTTATCAATCCCTAACCAACTCATTTTTCTAGCTAGTTGATCATAATCTTGATTTTTAAAACAAATCATTCCGGAATCGGCAGTAGGTAAATTTTTTACTGCTTGGAAACTGAAAACAGAAACATCAGCATCCCATCCTACCTGTTGAAAAGAGCTTCCAAATCCCTCTATAATCTTTTCTGTTTTTGTCCCGGCACAATGGGCAGCATCAAAAATCAATTTAAGATTATGTTTATCACAAATTTCTTTGATTTTACTATATTGTCCTATATTCCCTCCCATCCCTACAAATAATACTGCTTTTGTTTTTCTGGTTATCTTGAGTTCTACATCTTTGGGATCTAAACAAAGTTGTTCATCGACATCAGCAAATACTGGGGTTAGATTTTCGTATAGAATAGAATGGTTAGTGGATACAAATGTTAAAGGGGTGGTGATTATTTCATCATTTCTTTTCCATTGGTTAACGTGCTTAAGAATTTTTACTGCTAAATGAAGTCCTACTGTGTTGGAATTTAAAAAATGGGCATTAGAGAAATTAGTATACTTTTTCCACTCTTCTTCAATCTCTACAGTCTTATACCCCATCCCAGTCCATCCCTTATCTAGACATTCTTCAATTTGGGATAAAATCTCTTTCTTCCTGAATTTAGGCACAAATACATTTATATTTTTCATATTTTAATCTTTATAACCAAAATTGATTGCTAAATAATCTTTATTAGGGGGATCAATATGGTGGCCAGGCATTCTATTCAATTGGTTCCATACATTAGTTCCATGAATTAGTTGTATCCATAAGGGGAGTTCTGTGTTAGCTATTATCCCTTGGGTTTTTGGTATAACATCATGGTGAGAAAGTTCTCTCATATCTCCCTTAAAATCTGATAATGTTGATTTAACACTTATAAATGGTCCTGTTGGGAAGGTTGAATCTAGAAATTTATTTTGATTTATATCCCAATACAATCCCCTGGCTAAAGAAAGAGTAGAACCATTACTAAGGGATGATTTAATAAATTCATTATACCTGGTTTCAACCAGATCATCTGTTCCTATTTTGGAACAAATAACTTCATCGGAAATATTATTTCTTACTTCCAAATAAGCAGATTTAATGGAATTATAAAACGAAGGGACACTCCCACCTAACCCAGTAAAATGAGTTTGATCCCAAATTAATTTAAGGAACGAGTATTCTTTCTCTAAATTTAAAAATTCTGTTTTATAGGGTTCTGGGGTGTTTGTGTGACAAAACATCACTAAATGAAAACCAGAATCAGTTTGATTAGATAAAGATGGAAGAGTATACTTTTTAAAAATATTTAATCTAAGTTCTAGCCATGAAGGATCCTTGTATAAATTCTCGAATCCATTCAACCCTTCTAAATTAAAATGTGTTATTAGTATATGATTATCCATTATCCTATTCCTTTCCAAGTTGCACCATTTTTAGTGTAATAATGATTTACTTCTATAGCCGGAGTATAAAAGTATGATTGTCCTTTTTCTATAATATCTTTAGCCCAATATCTATCTTCTTTCCCTTGTAGCATCTCATCAAATGGAGTTTCCATAAGATGTTTTTTATTATAAAAGCAAAATGCATTATGTAAAAAATGTCTATCTTCAATATCAGACCACATATTAGGTATGCCCTTATCTTTAAAATGAGACCAAATATATCTTTTTCCTATTTTTTTACCTTTATAAATTGGGGTTTGTTTCCCAAACACCGCAGAGTATTCTTGAAGTTTTGTTTTCACAAAAGAAATATCCATTTTAGTAATTTGGGAATGACCTGATAAAATTAATATTGTATCCTTAGAACAATACTTTACCCCTTCGTTTAAAGATAACCCGGGGGTATAATTATCTATATTAATAACTTTAAGATTATTTTTGAGAATAGGTCTAAATAAACTAACCACCTCTAAAGAATCATCTGTTGAATTATTATCAATAACTATAACCTCGGGATCTATAAAATTATCTACTACGGATTGAAGAGAAAATCCTATATAATCACCTTCATTTCTATTTCTAATTATGACACTAACCATTAAATCTTCCTGTATAATTATTTCTTGAGTCTAATTCATTTTTTTGATAATCATTACCATGGGGAATGGACATATCTTTTCTAAGTTGAATATACGAAATAAGGTCGGACATATCACGGGGCAATATAGCAAATTTATTATCTCTTCCTGGGAGTGAATTATTAGTAGTGAAATGTTTTTCGATTACTAAAGCGCCTTCCCCGATTGCTACTTTAGCAGATTCTACACCTTGGATATGATCAGAATATCCGACTTTAAATCCTAATTCTTTTAATTTATTCATTCGTGGAATATTTGCCATATTGGGATTGCAGGGGTATGTAGATACACAATGTAATAGATAAAAATCGGAATGTCTAATATGTTTTACACTATCCTCAATCTCAAATAATGTAGATGTTCCGGTCGACATAAATACTGTTTTGAAGTTATCGTCACAATACTTAATTAGTTTATGATTACGAGATTCAAAGCTTGGGATTTTTACATCTTCCACCCCTAATTCCACAAGTAGTTCTGCGTCTTGAATACTAAATACACTCGACATAAATTTAATATCAACTTTATTACAATAATCAATTAGTTCGATGTGTCGTTCTTTTGTAAGTTCTGCTTTTTCATAAATTTCTCTCCGACCATCATTATCCCACTCCCCGGGTTTAAGTCTATTAACAGACCAACTTTGGAATTTGGCGTAGGTTGCACCACTTTCTTTTGCTGCTAGAATCATTTCTTTTGCGAGTTTCATATTACCACAATGATTCCATCCGATTTCTGCTATTACTTTCATTTTATAATATTATTTAAGGGTTGTTTATTTTGGTACTTTATTAGGTTATCTGTAAAAACATTTATTTGGGTATCCAAACTATTTTGCATGGCATTAGCTATGTGGGGGGAAATAAAAACATTATCTAAAGATAGTAATTTATTATCTTTTTGCAGAGGTTCATTTTTAACTACATCCAAAAAAGCTCCTCTAATTTTATTGGTTTTTAAAGAATCATATAAATCATTTTCATCCACAGTTTCCCCTCTCCCAACATTTATAAAATACGAAGAATTTTGCATACAATCAAATGTACTTAAATTAAAATAATTTAAAGTAGTAGGATTAAAAGGTAAACAGTTAATTATAAAATTATACTTTTCTTTAAGTAAGATATTTTTTATGTTATCATTTCTAGTTACTTTATCATTTTTAATCCCTAATGAAGATAGTAATCTACTTAATTGTTTCCCTATATTACCATACCCCACAATTAAACATTTTACTTGATTAAAGGGTAAAATATAGTCTATATTAGGATCAAATTCCATCCTAGTTAAAGGCATATTATTCACCCCCCTTAACATATTAAGCACCCCAGTTAATGCATATTCGGCTACTCCATTAGAACTATCTGGGGTGTTAGTTATAATTGTTTTAGGGGGGAGATTGAATTTACCATATCCTGTTTTTGATAAGTGGATCCATTTAATATTAGGCATTACTTTTAAATGATGATCTGTTAATTTATCCCCCCAATAAATCTCAGCATCAGGGTTTAGAATAGTTGTAATATTTACATTAAATTTATCTTCTATGTAAGATAAAGTTTTTTCGGGGACAGTGTAGTTTTTAGTTCTGTTGTATAAATCAGTGTAGATTATCATATTTTAAAATCTATTTTATTTTTTAATTTATATTTAGATTTAACATCATCTGTTATATTAATTCCTATTCCTATCCCTTCTCCTTTAATATAATCATTAATTTCCAGTTCCATTAAAGGAACTTCTAGGTAATTAACTTCGTATGCTTTTGAAAAATGTTCATTAGCATTTATAGCTACTTGACTTCCCCACACATGCATAGCTGTATTTTTATTTCCAAATAAATTTATAACCTTGACACATTCTTTTACACCCCCACTATTGGTTACATCAGGTTGAATTATATCCACAGATTTTTTATCTTTGTAAGTTTTAAATTCTAAATATTGATTTAAAGATTCCCCCCCTGCTACCTTTAGATTTGATTCAAGACATAATTTACTATAATCATCTATAAAAGTAGGGGTAAAAGGTTCTTCTAACCATAATGTATCAAATTGTTCTAAATTTTTACTCCAATTTAAAGCTTCATTATAGTTCCATTTAATAGGATTAGTACCCATAATAGCATCTACCATCAAATCACCTTCACCCAAATATTTTCTAGCTGATTCTAATCTTTTTAAGTCTACACTTTTGTCTTGTACACCAATTCTCATTTTATAAGAAGTATAACCTAAATCAGTAATATGTTTAACATCATCTTCTATTTGTTTAGGTGAAAACCTGGAAGATCCATTGCTTGCATATAATTTTATATCTGTATTTTTTCCTCCTAAGTATTGGTATAGGGGAACATTTTGATTTTTACTTAAAATATCATGTATGGCAATATCAATCCCACTATATACACATTTTATTAATCCACTTCTCCCTATAAAGGGGATGTTATCAATTATATTATTATTTAAATCAGCCCCTAATAGATAATTTTCTAAATATTTAACTGTTGGTTCTATTAATTCAGCACAATACACCCCAGCATACGTTTCTCCAAATCCCACTAAACCGTTATCGGTATGTACTTCTACTATACCAATATTTTTTATATTAGTTTGATACCCGTAGTAAGTAAACTTAGATTTTACTGGGGATGATAATCCATATCCTATAACTTTAGTTATTTTCATTTTTCATTAAATGTTCAGCTATTAATAAATCAAGGGGTTCATCTATATTAATAGATTTTTTAGCTTCCATAATATACGGAATAGTTTTTAGGGTTAAACGTTTTTTATGTTTTACTATTTGGTCATAAGTCATAGCGTATAAAGACCCATTTCTTACATATGCCGGAGGGGATAAATCTTGTCTTCTCCAACCAGGCTTATCTGGGTCTTCTTCGGAGTTAAATCCTTTTAAAATTCCATTTGATATAAATTTTACTCTATTAGGATGATTATCCCATATTCTAGTTACAGAAGTAACTGAGTTGCCATTAGATTTAGATAATTTTTTAATAATAGAATCTATATCTTCAACTGTTTTAAATGGGTTAGTACACATTATTTCAATAACATAATCATATTTAGGTAATTGATTTAAAATTTCTAATAACCCTTCGGCAGTAGTTTGAGTATCTTTAACAGGTTTTCTATCTATTACATTTACATTATTTTTGTTACATACCTGTTTTGTTTCTTTATCATCAGTTCCTACAACATATTGATCTATAAATTTACTCTTTTTTACTTCTTCTATAGTATATTCTAATAATGGTTTTCCATTTAAAGGAGTAATGTTTTTTTTAAAAATGCCTTTAGATCCACCCCGAGCTAAAGTGATTGCTAATACCGATTTATTTTTAATCATATCTCAAAGGTTTTTAATGGACCTTCATTAATGTTATGATTATAAAATTTATTAATTAATGTTCCATTATAATTTTCTTTAACTTCTTCAAATGTTAAGTTATCATCATATAAAAATCCCCATCTATTTTCCCATACATCATGGTGTCCCCATTTTCCATAAAAATGTTCTCTTTCCCTTTCTTCTTCTTTATTTTTAGCAAGTGGGGATTTAACAGGAATATTAAATTCTTTTTTTATAATTTGTTCATGGGAAAGTTCTAAAAAAGGAATACATATGTTGTGAATATTTTTATACATAAATTGGAAAGCTATATCATCCCAAGCATGAAAAAATTGATAATCTCCTGTAGGGGCAATTTGGGTTTTATATTGATCAATATTAACCGCAGCACACATCCAAGAAACTGATTCTACTGAGTGGATTTTATTATAGTTTAAGGGAAGTTGGGAATTTATATCAAATCTATTCCACATATTTTCATTAGGTTGTTGTAAGGGGGTGCGTGAAAGCATCTGGTATACTCCATCGTGTTTAATGTTGAATCCTATAACACCAAATTCGTTTAATTTTCCTGTTTCAGCTAACTTATTAAATTTAGTAAAAAATCCTTCAGTAATAGGAAAACAATCATGTTGGAACCATATTATCCAATCTAAATTGTTTTTTTTAAAAATAGAACAAGCAGATGTAAGATTATTCTGCATACCTCTATCTTCTCTATCCATATATGTAATTTTATGTTTTTTACATATTTCTTTTCCTTTAATTTTATTTTCTAAGGTAGAATCTTCATCAATACTTAAAATAAATAAATTTTCAGTATCTACCTTACTTAACCAATAATCTAATAAATCATAATTGTTTCTACTTGTAAATAATATTCCTGTTTTCATTTTTATATTGATTAATTATGTTTACTATTATTTTTATTTCTTGTGTCGTAAGATCTTGGTGGTTTGGGACATAAAACCCCTGTGCTTCTATTAATTCACAATTTTCTAATCCTACTTTACTTCCTTTCCACATTGGTTTATTTGCCATGTTACCTGCGATTAATGGTCTTACCTCTACACCTTCATCTTGCAAATCTCTAATAATATTTTTACGTTGAGGATGTATAATTGGTATTGCAAAACTTGAAACATAATCACCGTTTCTTTCTATCAAATCTAATTGATTAGTTGTTAAAGAATTCATATAGAAATGAAAGTTATCTCGTCGAATTCGTGAATAACGATCTAGCTTATCTATGGCTCGCAATCCAATAAATGCTTGAAGATCTGTAGATCTCAAATTCATCCCAGGGACATAAAAGTTATATAAAGCATCAAAATCAGTACAATTATGTTGTTCTCTTAATTCCTTTTGTTTTTCTTTTGGTAAATCTCTATCCCAACCATGGCTTCTTATCATAAGCAGTAAATGATAAAGGTCTTCATCATCTGTATTTATAAATCCACCTTCAATGGTCGATAAATGATGTCCAAAATACATTGAGAAAAAAGATACAAGTCCAAATGAACCTAAATATTGTTGTTGATATTTTGATCCCATACTCTCACAGACATCTTCTAATAGAGTTACATCATATTTAGCACATAAATTTGTTACATCTAACATATTAGGAACTAATCCTAATGGTGATACTAAAATAAGTGTAGCAGGATTTTCTTGTTGAAATATCTTTTCTAATGCTTTTAAATCACAGGATAAATCACTTAAATTACAATCACACATTATAATATCATACCCTAGTAGCATAGGGGAACTAACATCAGTAGCCCAACTCAATGCGGGTACTACTATTTTATTATTTTTTAGCCTACCAGATTCTTTCAGTGCTGCTAATGTTAGTAAAATTGAAGAAGATCCAGAATTAACGAATACCGAATACTTCGTACCTATCTTTTTTGCCCATTTTTCCTCTAACTGTTTTGTTAGATCTCCTTTAGTAAGTCTTGGTATAGGGTCTTGTTGTAACCATTCGACAAGTGCATTAATATCTTGTCTATCTATTGTATCGCTAACTAATTTTATCATAAACTATTTTTATTCCCTTTGAAAATGGAGTAAAATTAAAATTAGGAATGAATTTTTCCATTTTTTTACAACTAACATCTTTACGATATTGTCCATCTAATTCTGGGTGGTTGTTGAATTCTAGATTTAAATTAGGTTTTAAAGTTTTAATTGCAATCTCAGCCATTTTTTGTATAGAAAGGTTTTCAGGGCAAGCTACATTAAAACTTTCTGTAATGTCTTTTTCTATTACTTTTTTTATTATTCTGGCAAAATCCCCAGCATACATAAATTGTCTTAAAGGTTTACCTGTTCCTAATAATTCAATTTTTTGTGTTTGAGTATAGATTTTTTTAAGTAATGCAGTTATAAAATGCATTTTTCTACCATGTTCAAAATTATCTAATTCACTATATAAATTACTTGAAATTAAATAATTATACTTAGTATTATATTGTTTATTATATGAATCAATTTGAACAGCTAAACATCTTTTGGCATACCCATAACTAAAATTAGTTGGTGATGGAGGACCCGAAAATATATCACTTTCAACCATTGGGTAATTATTCATTTTATCTGGGTAGATGCAAGTACTTAGTATTCCGAGAAATCTTTTTACATTATATTTATAAGAATATTTTAATACGTTAGTATTTATTAAAATGTTATCATCAAAAAATTCTGCGGGATTATCTATATTTTCTTGAATTCCTCCTACACGAGCAGCTAAATGTATTACAGTATCAGGGGTAAGTGAAGAAAGGAGATATTTTACATAAGTTGGATCTCTAAGATCACCATCTTTACTTGATATATAAATAGAGTTTGGGAGTATACGTTTAAGATGTTTCCCTACCATTCCACTTCCCCCAGTAACTAAAATTTTATTTGTACCCATTAATAAGTTGATCTATATAGTGAATATAATAATCTGTACTATTAAAACTAAGCCCTCCTAATATTGTTTTTTCTAAAAATTTTAAATCTGGTGGGGATTTTAAGGTTTCAATTATTTGATTATATTCGAGTTCAATTAATTGATTGCAATTTTTATATATACAACCTCCTTCATCCCCATATCCATAATTTTTAAACATGGCTGTTGGTATTTTTAATTGAAGGGATTTAAGCATCATAGTAGAAGGATGACCTATTACAATTTCACTTTCTGAGATCAATAAATTATCATCTTCTACATCAACAACTATTTTATAGTCCAATCCTTCAGGGAGTAAATTTTTTACATAATTTATATCTTCTTTATAATTCCCATCTTCCCTACTTTTAATTTTAATAACAATTGGTTTATTATATTTTTTTTGTAATTCTAATAACCTTAAACTATTAAAAAAACTTTCATCCATAGGTAAAAAATGGAACCCAAAAGGATCTGTATATGTGGGTTTATTTCCCAAAAAATTAGTAATTAATAATATATGTTTTTTTTCAATACCTTGATAATTTTTCAATTTATCATTTGAAGGAATCCCCCCGGGTATTAAATGTTGGTGAGTAGCTTCTTTTTCTCCGAAGACAAAACACCCATCAAAACATTTTTGATAATTTATAACTGGGTAGTTAAATCTATTGTTTCCATGAGAATTGCCAATCATTAGACATTTTCTTCTTTGGTAAATTTCTCCTAAACCACTTTGAAGTCTGCAATCATCAGCTATAATTAAATCATATTTTTCAAATGAAGTATCATCCACCTCAGACAAAGTAGTTTTAAAAAATGGTCTATACGTTTTATTAAATATTTTTCTCCCGTCTGTATTACCCCCCCATTTTCCTTGGGTGGGGTGCATATGATAAATTGTAAGTAAATCTAAATTGTATTTCTCAGATAAAAAAGGGATAACAGGGTATATTCTTTCCCCACTACGATATTGAGTGGTTATAAACAATATATTTTTTTTACCCTCCATTATAATTTATTATAAAAATTATTTTGTTTTTCTTGTTTATCTATAGTTTTAGGATGATACAAAGACCATTCCTCTTGTTTGGGTAAATGAGCATATCTAGAATGTGATACGATACGCTCATGTACTTTACCTTCCCATTTTAGATTTACTTCTCCTTCCCAACACAGGTGCTTACTATTTTTATAGATTCTACCTTGGAAATCTGGGAAGTTAACCCAACCATTTTCATCTTGTTTCCATCTCCATCTTTGAATATGTTCTTGGGTGATACCTGCTACAGTATTTACTCTAGGGACATAGAAAAGGTCTATATCATTTTCTAGTAAAGCAGGGAGATTTACAATTAGATTTTTGTGAGGTAATTCATCAGCATCAATTTGAAAAATATATTCTGTGTTGCACCACTCAAATAATTTATTTTTATAAGCAGCAAAATCACCTTCAAATTTAGTTATTTGATACTTAAATCTAAAATAATCACAGTTTCGTTCGATCCATTTTTTTACTCTAAGATCACCATTTGTAAAATCGAAAACTACTAGAATCTGATCATTAGGGTTTTTGTTTTGATCTAAAAACTCAGTTAATTGTTTTAACTCTTCTAGCTCATTACAAACTGTAATGGCATAAGTAACTGTTTTCATTTAATAAAGTTTTCTTCTTGACAAGGGAGAGTAGTTCCGTTATGGGTTCTTATCATATAAAGAGTATAATATTTTCCTTTATGGTTTGCTCTCCTAATTGAGGAAATATAACCTTCCTGTAACTCCCCTACAAATTTAAATTTAACAAAGTCTCCTATTTTCATAATACTCCAATATACTCAAGAGCATCCATATAGTCACGCTCAACAAACTCCTTCATTGTAGACATATCCATTTTGTTTTCAAAGTAAGTGCCATCTTTTTTCTTGAATTTATCCTTCTCTTCTTCTTTAACTGTGGTAGATTTTACTGCTGCCCATTTCCACTGGTTTAAATTAGTTCCATTAGCAAATACCATTCCTTTATCAGGAACATTTACATATGAGGGAACCCAAATCATACCTGTATCTTCTTCCTCTCCCATTAAAACTTTATATAGTTCTGGGAGTGTTTCAGACATTTGTTCAAATAGTTCTTCTCCTTTTTTATATAGAGTGTTTGAGATAAAACCACAACCATAACACATATAGTTTTTAATCTTCTCGTTTACCTCTTGAACGTAACAGGCATCCGAACCACATCTATTACAAGTTATTAAATTATCCATAATAATTTTAGCTTAAATTTGGGAATGAAGAAGGTTTTTTCAATTTAGGAAGTTTCAATTTAGGGAGTTCAAGCTTTACCTCTTTAGCGATTTCAGGAACATTTTGTTCTAGAATCTCCATAACTTTTTCTCCCATTTTTGAAAGGCTAAAGTTTTCTTTGGAATGATAAGCCTGTCTCTTAGCCAACTCTTGATACTTTTTATAATTCTCATAAACATCTTTAATATAAAAACCAACTTCACCATCATTAGGGGTAAACCATTGGAACTCCGGGAGGATCATATCTTTTTGTGCCGCTGATGAATGAACATTCTTTAATTCTCCATCAACCAAACAACAAAAATCTTTCTTTAAAAAATCTATATGACCAGACCAGTTTGTAGTTAAAATAGGTTTTTTGGATAATGAAAATTCTAACAATGGTCTACCATAACCTTCACCTTTAGTAAACATCATAAATGCTTTTACTTTAGGATGATTATAGAGCTCATTTAATTGTTCCTCAGATAAATCTCCATTCAAAATATAGATAGAAGGTAAACGAGTTGCGTTTACAGAGGATTTAAGTTGTTCTACTCTTTTTACTAACTCATCTCTTCCCATATAGGAGGAATTACCAACTGGGGTTTTCAAAATGAGTGCGGGAGCTTTCTTTTTATTTTTAAATACCTCTAGAAATGCTTTAATTGTGTAGCCAATGTTTTTTCTATCCTCACCAAAATCCCCTTGCAACCAATGACCCACACACAGATAAGCAAAATCTTCTTTAATATCCAAAGGAAGATTACCTTTTTTACTTACAAATGTATCTAAATCAACTCCCTCAAACAATACCTCAATTGGTTTGTTTACTTTAACCTCTCCAACTACTTGACCTTGTGGGTTCTGTTGCTGGAAATGGGAGTTAATAAATGAGTTTTTAGAATGTTCCGAGGGAACTAATGTTAAATTCATTCTATTTACACCCTCTACCCAAGTGTGATGCACTCCGGTAGTTTCCATCCCAGCTGTAATACCAATGTTGTATTTTCCTACGGGTTGAAACTCATTAGGTACAGTAATTTGAGCCCAAATATCAGGTTGTTGATTAAGTTGAGGTTGCTTATAGAGATATTGCTCTAAAAATCCCCATTTTTCACTATGGTCTTTAATATAACCCCAAGAGGTATTACCCCACCTTTGTGGGATAATTTTAACATCATACTTGTTAGATTCAATAATTGTTTTTACTAAATCTCTACTTCGACTACCATACCCACTGTAAGTATCAATAGGACAACTTATATAAAACGTATTCTTCATTAATAAACTAATTTATGTTTTGTGGTGTTATCAGGTAAACCATCTACTTTAAAAAACTCAAATTCCTCTCTAGGGGTCCAACTCTCAAACAAATCATCGATTGCCTCAATTACCCTTTGGGCTTGAGCGAATGTATTAAATCCGGCTTGCTCAGACAAGCACCATTCCCTTCCTGCTAACCCATTTTCTTTTCTTTCCTCTTTACTAACCATCCAATATAATTCTTCTAGTTTTTGAGTAACATCTAAGGGATTACATCTATCATCCCAAATGTAAGGTGTGGCAGGAGAACCTTGAATTGAACGGGATGATGGGTAAACCGGGAGGGCCCACTTTCCATGTTTGGTATATCTTCCTGTATTGTTTGAAGGAACATCTTTTGATGGTGTAAACCAATTCCCTTTCTCATCAGTGAATCCCATTTGATCTTGCATACCTCCTGTTACGTTAGCTAAAATCATAGTTCCCGCTAACATAGATTCAGTTAAGGTAAGTCCCCATCCCTCATTTGAGGTTAACAAACAAGTAACATCAGCTATATTATATAACCAATTTAGTTGTTCTGCTGATAGTTTTTGATGAGAGAACCTTACATCAAACCCTTCAATATTGTTTAGGGTTTCAACTACCTTAGGTAAATCAGTTCCATTTTCATCAACGGGTTGAGTATGTAACAATAGAGTACATTTTTTCCTTTCCTCAACTGTTAGTCTTTCAATGAATTCCCTATATGCCCAAATTAGATCCGGAACAGATTTCCTACGGATATTCCTCGAGTTAAAGAACACTACAAACTCCTTATCTCCCACTACTTGTTTTCTAAAATCAGCAGGAACCTCTGTTGGCTTATAGATTTCCGGATTCAAACCATGAGGAACATACCTAATTGTCTTATCATTAGCCTTTTCTCCCAGCACAATCTCATTGATAAACTTTGTTTGCTTTGAGATAGCCAACAACGCATCACATGACTCATAAAATGCTCTATTGTAGTTTGGGGCTGGAAGGTCATCCCAAATGTTTAGATATACTATTGGGGTGGTTTTCCTAATCTCATTTTCAATTTGAAACAACCAAGTATAATAGCGTGGATCTGTAATTAAAAACAATGCATCAGGTTTTTCTTCCCTAATGATGGTTCTAATTAAATCGGGGTCTCCATATCCGTTGTTACATAAAACATGAACCCAACTATCTTTAATTTTGGCTTGCTCATTTACATCTCCGGATATATCAAATCGTTTTCCGTTTTCGGGGTGATTAATAGCTGCCCCAATGGTTAGCCAATTGAAATGGTGGGCAGTTTGAATAACTATCTCTCTAGCTACGGTTGCTACTCCGGAATGTAATCTGATGTCATCTCCTAACAGAAGTATCTTTTTTCGATCTTTCTGTTCTTTATAACGAAACTTGTTTTCCATAAATTTTAGTTGGTAGTATAAGAGTGAATTTGTTTTCTAAAGTCCTCGTCGTTCAAGTACTTATGCATGGTACGTTCTACGAGTTTTTGGAGTGTGAATTTTCTTTTTACACACTCGACTTTAAAATCTTCAAAGTTCTGTTGTTCTACTTTAACCGAAGTTAATACTAATTTTCTATTATTCATAATATTATTTATTTATATCCGGTTATACGTATGTGTGGATTGAGGGATGTTAAAAGCCCTTTAAAAGTTCTTTAACTTCTTTTTTCTCTAAATTATAATTTCCTAATATTTCTTTCACTATTGATCCCCCCAACAAAGGAATATAATCTAAAACTTCTCGGGACGAGACTTTAAAATAATTAGATAGAATTTCTAATAGTTTTGAATTTAGATTCTTTTTATTTGATTTAATATACTTTAAGTACACTTTATTTTTAGGAATGAATTCAAAATAGAATTTATATATTTTTTCCTTTTCTGTTGGGGGGAAGTTTTGTGCTAGATTAGTTATACCTACATAATTCTCGTTCATGGAGATGAATCTATGTAACATATAGGGATTTATCACCTCCTTTTCCTCATCTGTAAGTTGCTCGTATGGCTTCTTACTGTAGGTAAGATAATCTAGAATTGTAAAAATATTTACAGGTTTACTCTTCATTGAAAATTACGTCCACTAGTTCTTTAGGTACACCTTCTTTCAAAATTTCATTTGTTTCAGGATCGTAAAATACCGGAATGGGGAGAATAGCATCATCAGAAGTTCCTGTTACAAATTTAGATACTTTTCTAAGGATTACTCCTTGTTGCCAAATTTTTCCCCCTGATGGTGTATTAAGGGCTGTTGTGTTTTTAAAGTCGATATTTGGACCTTGTTGTTGTGGTTGGTTCATATTACCTGTGGTTTAGTATGGCTGATTATTTCCGAAATTAAAGCCATAAGATTGATTTCTTTATCTATTTTAAAATTTGCTTCATATGCATACTTGTTTAGTAGGATTGCTATTGTACCTTCTTTACCTGATGCATACTCTGAAGCATTATCGTATAGGAATCTATAAAATCCCTCGTAATCAGACACGTTTGAGTCTTGAATTATTTGTCTAATTTTCTTAAAGTTTGGTTTTGATTTTAATTCCTTAAGTACCTCAAACATATAATTTGAAGATGCTATTGCTGTTGTATCTAATACTAGTGTACCTGTTTTAGAGAATGCTTGGGATGTGTTAAGCATCTTCCTTAAATCAGGATAAAATTGATTTACTAGTGTTTTTAGATCATTTACCTCAACTTTTACTTCTTCCTTCTCTAAAATCTCATTTACATGTGATGCAGTCTGGGATTTAGATGGTGGGAGGATTTTAAATGTTTGGCACCTTGATTGAATTGGGTCAATGATACGTTCTACAAAATTACAAGTTAAAATAAATCTTGTTGAACGTGAGAATGTCTCAATTACATTCCTCAAAGATGCTTGTGCATTAAGTGTAAGAAAATCAGCCTCATCTAGAATTACTACCTTTAGAGGGGTAAACGAAGCAGCCGAAGCAAAACTAACTACTTTATCTCTAATTGTGTCAATCCCCCTTTCATCACTCGCGTTGATGTAGATGTGGTCGCAGTTAATATTATCTACAATTAGCTTAGCTAGAGTAGTTTTACCTGTGCCTGCGGGGCCATAGAACAATAGATTTTGAATATCATTTTGTTCTATAAACAACTTAATAGATTCCTTAATAGAAGGATTCCCTACAAATTCTTGTAGGGAATTGCTCCTATACTTCTCAACCCATAGGGAATGGTTCTTGCTCATCTTCGTCTTTAGGTTCGTCTGCAATAACTGTTTCTGTCAATAATATAGTTCCGGCAATCGAGGAAGCATTTTGTAAAGCTGATACTGTTACCTTAGTTGGATCCAAAATACCTTCTTCATAAAAATCAATGGTGTCTATATTTCCTACTGATAGGTTATATCCCATCCAATCCTCTTTACTTAAAGAAATTCCATTCAATATACTATAGATTTCGTAATCATCACACCCTGCATTCCTTAGGATTTTTGTGGATGGAAGTCGACAAATACTCTCAACAATTTCACCTCCTAAGGTTTTAGAATCTACCTCCTTAGAAGCTTTAAGTAATGCACACCCACCACCAGGAACAATTCCTGATTCAACGGCTGCACGAGTTGCAAATAAAGCGTCTTCTGCTCGATCTTTTTTCTCTTTTACTTCAGTTTCAGTAGCACCTCCGATATTTACGATTCCGATTCCTCCTGTGAATTTCGCAAGTCTCTCTTGGAGTTTTTCCGTTTCGAAAGGGGTTTGTGCTTTTTCGATTTGTTGTTGTAGTTCTTCAATACGTGTTTGTATTGATTCATCTCGTCCTTTTCCATCTACGATTGTGGTTTGATCTTTTGTAATTGTTACTGTTCTTGCTTCACCAAACCAATCCCAAGAAAATTTATCTAGCTTCATTCCTTTATCTGAGGAATATACTTCACCACCTGTTAGGACAGCAATATCATCCATAATGAGTTTTTTGCGGTCTCCAAAGTCTGGGGCTTTAACAGCTGCAACTTTAAGAGTGCCTCTCATTTTATTAACAATAAGGGTTGCTAGAGCCTCTCCTTCAATATCATCAGCGATAACCAGGAGGGGACGGTTTGTGTTTGAAACACCTTCTAATATAGGTAGAAGTTCTTTTACTTGTGTAAATTTATTATCTGCAATAAGAATGTAGGGGTTTTCTAAAACACTAGTCATATTATTGTTATCAGTAACAAAATAGTGAGATTTATAACCTCTATCAAATTGTATACCTTCTACAATTTCTAATGAATCATCATATGCTTTAGACTCTTCTATAACTACTGCTCCATCTCTACCTACCTTTTGGATTGCAGTAGCAATAAGTTGTCCTAATTTACTATCTCCGTTAGCAGAGATTGTAGCAATATCTTCAAGTTGCTCTTCACTTTCGATATCCACTGAGAGTTCGGTTTGGAGATATTCAACAACAGCTTCTACAGCTTGATCAATTTCTCTTTTAAGTTGAACGGCATTTACTCCATTTGTAAGATGCTTCATTCCTGCATTTACAATTTCAGAAGCTAGTAATGTAGAAGTAGTTGTACCATCACCTACATAATCTGCGGTTTTAACTGCTGCTTGTTTAATTAAGCTTACTCCAATTTGTTCAAATGGGTCTGAAAACTCAATATTTTTAGCTACTGTAACTCCATCTTTAGTAGAGTAAGTAGAATAACCATCTGAGTAGAGTACGTTTCTACCATTTGGTCCTAATGTAGACGTAACTGCGTCTGCCAATTTAGTAATACCTTGTACTACTTTTTCCCTTGCTTCGGGTCCTATAACTATCTGTTTTGCCATAATTTAAAAAGGTAATTCTTGTGATTTTGGTTTTTCTTCACTAATAACTGCCAATACTTGATTTTCAGGGCCAATATAATACTCTTCTCCCTTAAATTCAAACTTAGTAAAACCTTGGGTTGGGAGAACTACTAAATCTCCTTTTTTACAAGTGGTTGAAATCCACGCCCCTGTTACAGAGTAATGTCCTTCCCCAACATCTACGACCTCTCCGATTTTATTCTTTTCATTTCCCAGATCTGGGACTACAATAGAACCATAATTGGTTTCTTGTTCCTCAATTGGTTTTACAATGAGGGCATTATACAATGCATATAAGTTTTTATTTTCTAACATAAAACTTTATTTAAACTATTTACTACTTGTTGATATTCTGAGATGAAACCTTGTAGACTATCATAAGATTTATTCATCATCTTATCTCGGGCCATTGCCTTAATACAAGAATCTAAATTTCTATAATGACCTACAAATTTTTCATAAATGGTATCTGATTCCCCAGATTGGACCATTTTGTTTAAAACATAACCATTTTCCAAATTAATGAAATATGGTTCAATTACTTTGTCTTTGATTGAATTCATATAGTGTGTTTCGGTGAATATACGAAAAATTAATCGTCAAGCCTAGCTAAGTGATAAACAGATTGAACTTCTTCACTCCAAAATTCTAGTTTAAGCAATCCTTCTTTGTAAACAATAATGTTAAACCTTTCCATATCTTTATTTACTTGTAAGATTCTGGAGAATATTTCGGAATTGAAGGGTAATTCGATTTGAGTTTCGGATTCAAATTTTACATTCTCTAAAGTAAAGGTCAGTCTATTTGAATAGGCAGAATCCTCACCAAATATAAATTCTAAAACATCATCACCATCTATACTTTTAGCCGATTTGATAATTACTTTTTTGTTCTCTAAAGCGTTTTTAGCTTTAATTAAATTATCCATATCAGTCATCTCCAATTCTGCATTAACAAAATGTGAAGGTGGTGTATTAACTGTAGGAATTTTTGAAATTAAAAGAATATCTGATAGATTATACTCTAGATTAAATGATGAATCTGATATATATAATTTTGTAGATACTCCTTTATTACTATCTACGTGAAGTTGTAAATGGTTTTGAGTTACATTTAAGAGCTTTAATAACTTAGAGGTTTCATAAATTCCCAATTTACAATCCTTTAAGGGAAAATTAGGCACTCTTAAATTACCAACTACACCAGCTGTATTAGTGGGTTTAAAGTCTACATTCAAGACATTATTATCCACAGTCCACAAAACTGATTCACATTCACCTGCTAAGTAATACTTGTTAAGAGCAGAACTTAATAATACTTTTTCTATTAACATTTAAAAATTAAAAAATTGTTTAATATAAGGGTTAACATTTAATTGCCATTCTAAATCTGAATAGAATCCTTCTAATTTATTTAATAGAATAGTATCAAATGATTTTTTTCTGTCAACATATTCTTCCATAAATGTACGAATCTTATCTGGGATGTCAAATTCTAGGAATGCTAATGTTTCTATTTTATATGAGTTAGGTTTTAGGTATACCCACTTAACTTTATCACCTTGTACTATTTCGGAATATTTTTTATCTAATTTCCATAAATGTAAAAGGTCATTATAACGAATAGCTGCCTTAACAGGAGCAGGAGCACCTAATTTTATACTTGAGAGTATTTCCCCATTTCGTCTAGGACCAACATAACTATTTAATTTTTTAACTGAGGTTGGGTTACCTAACAGTACGGGATCTAAATTAGTTAATACTTTATCTCTAAACTCGTGGATTTGCTTATCAATTTCATCTTGAGTAACTCCTCTTATGACTTGGTCTAACAATTTATTAAAAAACTTCCCAAACAAAGGTGGGAAATTAGCTTTCATAAACTCTAAACCTTTAATATCAAGTTTATCTACGTCTACTCCTTCTGATTTAGTAATCCATTGAGCATATCTGCGGGTTGCTCTAAAGTAAGCTGCTCTAATTACCGCTTCGGTTTTCATTTCAAACCTGTGAGAATCATTTATATTAAAAATGGTCTTAGCCATTTCATCATAATACTCATTTATAAGGTCTTGGTATTTTAAAGCAACACTCTCTAGTAAATTATCTTTTTCTTCATCTGTTTTTTCTTCAAAATCAGGATAAAGGTGTTTTACTAGAGGTTCGGCGTTTACATAAAGAGAATCTGTATCATTATAAGAGATAAAATTAGTATCTCCCTCATCACATATAAACCAAGGTACTTTCTCTAAATGCTTCATGCAACTACTCGTATTTCGCCTAAATTATTAGCCGGAATATAATACTTGTATTCTAATCCATCAAGCCATTCTGTTACAAGATCTTGCATTTTTTGAGAATTTCCTGTAACAATTTTATAATGTTTTTGATCTGGGTGTTCCCAGAAGAAATGTTGAGTTAATCTATTTTCAACATCAATATGCTTTACTCCGTGTAAATCTAATTCTTTCACGATATTGTTTCTTGTTTTAATACCTTATTCATATGTCTATTTACAAATAAAGAGCTTTCTTGAATTATTCTTTGACCGCTCAATGTAATGGCCTCAGAAAGTATAACACTACCAAATCTAAAACTTGATAAAGCCAGAGCACCATATAAAGAATTAAGTAAGATTTTCATTGTATATTGTCTCAAATGCCAAAACTCACCTTTTTCGGTATCTTTAGATTTGTAAGCTTCTTTCATTTTATTTTTATACTCTACCCTTTCATCAAACCATTTAGATAAAACTTTAGATAACACAGATTTTTTATCTGGTCTAAACATAACCCCATTTGCTGAGACATGGATGTTTTTTTCTTTAATAGTTTTAATAAGAGTTTTTACTGGGAGTTGGGTGAGTTCTCGTTTAGCATTCTCTACTGCAAGTTGAGTATCAGGATCCATTTGTTCAAGATCATTTAGACCTAATCTACAATTAAATATTTCTTTGCCTTCTACTACAACTTTTTCTTGTACTGTGTCTCCATCAGGGAAAATTCTACCTATGTAAGTTTCTTTTCCTATATTAATAGACATAATAATCGATGGATATAGTGAAGTTAAATCTTCATCGAACATATAACGGTATAATCCCGCATTAGGACAAAATAAATATGCTCCTGCGTAATTCTTTTTAGTAATTGGGTTTGGATCTTTTGAAGGAGGTACTTGATTATTACCTAATAGATAAGTAGAAATAGCACCATCATGCACCCAACTATTTTTGTAAACGTCTCTATAGTTGATTTTACCTTTATGGGCTAGGTTTTTAGTTAG